ATGATCGTTCAACCTTACCGCCCCGTAACTTATACCATCGGTAGTGTCTCTTCTTCAGGTATGCCAATGTCTTCCGGAATGCCGATGTCATCAGGAATGCAAGGCATGGGCAGCATGCCACCCCAAGTAAGCAGTGGCAGTCCAATGACTCCAGGGGGAGTAGTAGTTCAGAATCCACCACAAACGTTCGAACAATCCTACATTGAGAATATTTTCCGCCTGAATTTAGGAAAAGTAGGTACGTTTTATTTTACTTATGAGAACAATAAAGACTGGAATGCCAAAGTTTACAAGGGTGTGCTGGAAGCGGCAGGCCGTGACCACATTATTATCAGTGACCCTGCGACTGGCCAACGCACCGTCTTACTTATGATTTATTTTGATTATGCTACCTTCGATGAGCCCCTTACTTACCAATACCCAGGTGTAATTGGCAATCCTCCAACGATGAGAAATTGTCGCTAAATTTAACCCATCTTCGATGAGAAGAACTCCAACGCCAAACGGTTAGGAGTTCTTTTTATTTGTGATGAATTTATGGAATAATCTTGATAATCATCGCCCATTTTTTTTCGAAAGGACACGCATGCTTGCGGTTTGCCCCAATATATTAATATAATAAATTGTATAAGACTCATTATTCCTTGATATATCAGTGTTATAAAGGGATAGTGAGTCTATTTTTTATCCTAAAATCACGGAAAAATCACATTTCCTGCTGATCCTTGTGATTTAATATGTTCTGGAAGTGAATTTTAAGCTTGTCACTACTGCTCTGCATCATTCGTTCCGTCACGTGAGTATAAATCTTTAGTGTTGTTTTTGCATCATCGTGACCGACACGCTTCATAATCGTTTTGAGATCAATCTGAGATCCAGATGCTATGCTTGCCTCAATTAACATCGTGATGTGTGTATGACGGAAGATATGAGGTGTTGCATGCTTCCTGATATTTGTTAATTTCATTAGACGTGCCATCCGGTTAACTAACTTCCAATTTGAAAATGGTGTTCCGTTGTTATTGGTCAATACAAATTGGGTTTCTACAAAATCATCATGTAGCTCTTTGTATCTTTTATGGCGAGCAGACTGTTTAGCCTTTAACTTCTTAAACATCTCTACGATGAACTCATCCACATCAAAGGTACGAACGGATCCAGCGGTCTTTGGAGGTGTTAATTCATAAGCACCGTTACCACCTTGAGGGAAGTGTAGTGTTTTATATATATGAACATCATGTGTTTCGAAATTAAAATCTGGCCACTCTAGTGCACAAAACTCTCCTGGACGCACTCCACTAAACAGCAAAAAGTAAAATGTCTCCAGGTCATCACCTAGACCGTGGTTTTGTAATACTTCTAAAAACTCTTCGATTTCATTTCTCTCCAGATATTTTTCTTCTAGGGCATTATTTTTTACTTCTAAGACTGTCTGTTGTTTTTTAGGCATCTTAATGTTTTGACATGGGTTATCTACACGTAGGTTTTCTTTTATGATCCATTTAAAAATTAAGTTTGCAGTTGAGTGATATCGATAGATGGAGTTTATCTCGTATCCTTCAGTAAACATGTTGTTAAGCATCTTTTGATGTTGGCTATGTGTTATTTTATCGATTAGTGCGTTGCCATAATATTTATTCAACAAATTAATGTCGGACACATGAGCTTCAATAGTTTTACCCTTAACTCCACTGGTCACTAAATAATCTTGTAGCCATTCTTCAGCCGCCTCATTGAATTTCATTTTCTTTGCTCGCTTAGTATCAGTTCCACCCTTCATACGATCCACAACAGCCTGAGCTGCCGCAATGGCTTCCTTCTGGGTATCGCGCACTCTCGGTACCTGTTGGCGTTTGCCTGTCACTGGATCAGGAGGACCCTCCATAACACACTTCCACTTGTAGCCTTGTTTGTTTTTTGCGGGTATTTTGAAGACGCTAGCCATGTGTGATCCCCCTTATAAATTTTCCTTTGCTTAATTCTCTCTCAGTTGTTTCTCTAGTTTCTTCTCCAATCGCAGTATACGCGTTGTATAACCGCCCTTTGTTTTATCTTCGGCCCCATACTCAATGGCGACATGGCAGATGTCAATTGCTTCATAAAAAAGCCCCTTGTTCTCATAGAAGATAGCGAGTTTCTGAAATGAAGGAATGTTTGGAATAAAATTATAGTCCGGATTACGAGCAAACCATGCTTCTTTGAATTTGGGGAAGAGTTCAATATCTTTTAAACATACAGAAATAAGTTTTTTAGCTGCATCTGGTTGGATGAGATGCATTGAATAGAGCTTGATGAATTTGTTATACACAAAATGAAGTTCGAAGGGTTTGTCTTCAACTAATTTTAATTGCTCTAAAAAATGATTCTCCGTGGCTTTGTAGTCGAGCCATAAAATCATATCCAGCGACATTTAATTACCTCTAATCGAATGTAATATTTTATGTAATGATATCGTATATCCCTTTGGCGTATCATAAATTATAAAACACCTAGAATCGACAGGGGAGACATCATGAAGAGAAGATTAAAGAAATTGCTAATAGAAAAGACAGACGAACTTGAATGCATGGATGTGGATCTCAAAGATGTGAATTACATAGACTTATGGCAACGAACCAAACATTCAAATTCTACGTTGGCATATCATACTACTGATGGTTCTTATCAAGATCTCGAATTACTTGCAGAAGCAGCTGAAGCTTACAAAGATCAAGGATTTATATTGATTGGGAGGACGGCGTTAGTTCAGGAATCTAGGATTGAAAGGATAGAGTCGATTGAAAATAATGGGTCGTTGATTATATTCAAAGATGGGACTCATGCGTATGTAATGAAGCAAATATAATCATAGAAGTCAACCCCTTCAATGGTGTTTAGGGGGCGCTTTCGTTCGCCATTTTACGACATTATATTCCTGCATAATCTGTTAAACTATTTAATAAAGCAAGAGATTGCACAAGTACGGAGGTGATTGAAAGTAAGAGTGTACAGATTTATCGGTACTTGTTCCTTAAGAGCGGCATCGCCACTCAGCTATCGCCATTCCCATTCAAACAGGTCATCAACCAAACAATCTAAATGATAGGCAATTAACGCAGCACGCTTCATTGTCATGTTATCAGCTCGCAAATGTATATAATCAGATAGTTGCTGTTTACTGATTCCGACTTTGTCTGCAAGCCACTGCTGGTTAATCTTGATCTTATTGTTCGCTGGTTGGTTTCTTTTAATCCTGATCAGTAACTCGGGAATGCGACAGCGCACGGGAACAAGTTCCATCGCACTGCCACCTTATTAATATACTATTTTTTTGGAACATTTACGAACATGAGTTCCTATGTTAATATGAATAAATAATCCTCCTAGAATTGGAAGGTGAAACTATGGATCAAGAGTTTATAGAGAAAATGTCAAACGTCATGCAGTTGTCTCCATTTGATCCTGAGGAGATTTACTTCTTCATTCACGAAAAGCTCGAGGAAACAATCATTTCTGAGAGTTGCGATGAACAATTTTAATCATGTCCTCAAGTGTTTCAATGTCCTGGGGGTTAGTTAAGTCAATATTGTACTTTTTAACGAGCTCCCTTATTACATACTCTGTTCTTTCCCTCGATAGTTCTTCTTCTGTAGGAGTAAATTTATTCTCTTCTTTTTTATCTCTTTGCCGCTCATTTGTGTTTCCCATTAAATAATCAATCGATTCTCCAAAAAACGTACTAAAAGATAATAGTCTCTCTCTTCGTGGAATCGAATCTGAGACTTCCAAGCGTCGTATTGAAGAGGCTGGAATGTCCATTTGTTCAGCTAATTGTTCTTGAGTTAAACCCCTTTCTAATCGGAGTTCTTTTAATCGATCTTTAAACAAAGTCACATCATCACCACCTGTCTCAATAATAACTTAGGATGTTCGTAAAATAAACGTTCATAAAACGAACAATAACTGTTGACAAGATCGAATTGCGAACATATACTATGTATATAAGGTTCGATAAACGAGCACATAAGAGGTGATAAATTTGAACTTTAAACGAGTTATTCTTATTGAGGCAAGGAAAAGAAAAGGCTGGACTCAGGAAGAACTCGCTTCGGGCGTTGGAATATCTAGAGCTTACTTAGCTAATATAGAACGTGGTGAATATGACCCTTCTTTAAAAGTAGCTCAATCACTTTCGAAAAAGCTCGGAGTGAGTACAGACAAACTTTTTTTTAATGATAACGCTCGTAAAGCGAATGTTAACAAGGAGGTGATCTAAATGTCCGTAGTCGTGATGGATAGCGACGACCTAGAACGCCTACTTGAAAAAGTAGTATCTAAGGCAATCGAAGCACACGCCGTGCAAGTCCCGACTTCACTCCCGCCAGTACTTAGTATTAAGCAATTCATGGCTCTTCTAGACATTAGTAGACCTACGGCTACCGAGGTAATGAGACGTCCAGACTTCCCAGTGAACCGTGAGTTTGGTAATCCTCGGATACCAACAGGATTGTTACTACAGTGGATCGATAAACATACCGAATGGATCGATCAGAATGCTGGTGAAGATTTTAAAGCAAGGCGTAGACGTGCATTCGGATAAAGAAAACCCGCCGAGCTGTATCGGCAGCGGCGGGCAGGGAATGCGGCAAGGGGAATTGCTTAACTCAATAATACATCGTCGGTGTGTCACATATCTACGCAGATTACGTGCCATTTTGTCCGATTCAGACCTCTATAAGTCCCATTTTGTCCGGCTACCCTGATTATAACGGACAGAGGGAGATGAGAAAATTGTCCATAGGAGATGTGCTCCAAGATTATCGAAAACAGCAGGGGATGACACAAGAGGAATTTGCAGAGCAAGTTCTGGTGGATCGCTCATCCATTGCGAAGGTTGAGACAGGAAAAAGACCAGCAACAAACCATTTGATGCGGCAGGCAGCTACGGCCTTCGATGATCCCCGGCTTTATATTGCTGCTGCCGAAGAAGTTACCGGCGGTGTCAGTGTCCCTTATCTGGACGGCGCTGACCTACATAAAGCGGCTACACACTACAAGTCACTTGAAGAAGGCGAAGAGGCCCTTGCGGCAATGAGGCTCGCACCAATCATGAAGCGAAATGATCAAATGACTGAAGCCGACAGAGAGGCAGTCAAGGCAGCTATCATGGAGAGTATCGAAGCAATAACGGCATTCACACATCACATTATGGCGTTGTGCCAGGAGTATGGGTTCAGCTGGCGGGGTGTATGGAAGGAACACCGTGCAGAACTTAAGGCCAAACAATATATGAAATGAGGGTTTGAAATGACGCTTGAGGATTTAGAAAGAGACGCTCGCTTCGTAGCCAAAAACGCTACACATAATTTGAAGTTAGTAAAACAACAGGCTGAAGTTATTGATCCCGTAAAGTTAGCAAGCAACATTAAATGGCTTGAAATGATGATCGCTCTGCATCAGAAGGATCTGGCAGCAGCAAAGGTGCAAATGAAAAAAGCCCGCCTGGCAGGGCGGACCTCGTTGAGAACTCGTCTAAAGTATCTCGTTGCGTCAATTTTACGCGATGAACGCAGTAAAGGCAAGGGGGATGCCGCGTGACTGAGCAGGAATTGCAGGAGTTCGCCGAAGCCTTGGTATCATCTTATCTCCATTACAGACAGCGATGGTTCGAAGCTGTGGACTGGACGCAAGTAGCATATTCAGATCGATTCACTGATCCTCACCGTTACAACCAGGCTGTTAAGCAAAACGAGAAGGCAACACATAATTGGGATTTGATTTCTGAAATTACGAACCGACTTCTCACTCCCACTATCAAGATAGCGTTCGATGTGGAGTTGAAACGTAGAGAAAAAGCTATATGAGCAGTGGCTTTGGCCTCTGTCTCCCAGCATCGAACCTTAGAATTAACCTTCCTCCGGTTTGGTGTTGGGAGATGCGGCTGACGCATCAAATGAAAAAAAGCGACCCCTCGCACGGGCCGCCTTGCTCTTTGAAAACTGAATAGCGTTATTTCTTTATCACTGCCCTTATCTTACACGATAAAGGCTAAACATCACAAGAGGGAGGGAATGGAATGTCAACAGCCTTTTCTGCGCATATCAGTGGGCAGAATATCGAAGTTGAAATTGTACCGCCAACGCACTACGCACCACTGGTACTATCCATCCGGCAGCAAACCGGAACCGTTCAGCTACATGCTGATCCAGATCAACTGGCCGAAGTCGAATATGCTATCCACACTTATCTGGAAAGTATCCGTTACACGGAAGTACCTGATCAACAATTAATTCTAACTGCCGAATGCAATATGGCAATCGAGGAGGGAATCGCTTGAAGCGTATCGTTCTGGAGCGCTTGACGCTCAATAATTTCAAAGGAATAAAGAATCTTGTCCTCGCCGCTAATGGCGGGGACGCTGATGTATATGGTGACAATGCTACTGGAAAGACCACTATGTTCGACGGCTTTGTGTGGCTCTTATTCGGTAAGGACAGCCAGAATAAAGCTGATTTTGAGATTAAAGGCTTAGATGGAGCTGGTAAAGTTCTACAACACAAGTTGGAGCATGAGGTCGAGGGAGTATTCATCATCGATGGTCGACGTCGTACCTTTCGAAGGGTCTTCAAGGAGGACTGGACCAAGAAGCGTGGTTCCGTAACCGATGAGTTTACTGGTCATACCACAACTTACTTCCTAGATGGTGTTCCTGTGAAAAAGGGAGAGTACACCGCCGAAGTGGATTCCATCATTAAAGAGGATTTATTCAAGCTCCTGACCTCACCTTCTTACTTCAATGAACAACTTAAGAAGGAAGACCGTCGGAAGACGTTACTGGAAGTATGCGGTGATCTTACGGACGCCGAGGTCATTCATGGTAACAAGGAGCTTGCTTCATTACCAGGTATCCTTGGAGATCGTAACCTTGAGTCACATAAAAAGGTTATTTCTTCTCGTTGCACTGTGATTAACAAGGAGATCAAGGAGCTTCCGGTGCGGATTAGTGAAGTACAGCGTCAAATGCCGGATGTTGCGGAACTGGATGATGAAGAGCTCCTTAAGGAAGATATCGCGATCCTACGTAATCGGGTGGAATCAGGGGATGCCGAGCTTTCTCGGATTCTTTCAGGTGGTGAGGTAGCGGTTAAGGAAAAGCGGCTTCGTGAGATTGAAAGTGAACTGATAGACATCAAGAGCCGAATGCATTCAGATGTACTGGATAAACTTGCACTCAAGCGAGATGAAGTGAACCGGATTCACATTGAGGTCAATCGGTATCGTCGTGAGATCGAGGATAAACAGCAGCGTATCCAGCAGAATGAACGTTCAACAGTGAATCGTAGGCAAGAAGCGGAACGGCTGCGGACAGAGTTCGCTGAACTTAAAGGCTTTGTCTTCGAACACCCGGAAGGTCACGATGCTCACTGCTCAGTCTGCGGACAGTCCTTACCTGAAGATCAGGTCAAGGCTGCGCACGATAAGGCTGAGGCTGACTTTAACCGTAAACTTGCAGAGCGTAAAGAACGCATTAATGCATCTGGTAAAGCGGCCGTTGCTGATGCTCAGAAGTTTGAGGAAGATACAGCCAGACTCCAAGTAGAAATAGAGACTCTAAATAGTACACTTCAAGTTCTCCAGACAGAGTTGACTGGTGCTGATAATGAGTTGAATGAACTGCGAATGGGTGTCAAGGACCCAACGACCGATCCTGAATATGCCAAGAAGCAGGCTGAAGCTGCCGAAGTACAACAGCAGATCAGGGAGCTTAAATCTTCTTCTGACGATGCTGCAGCAACTGTTCGGAAAAGCCTTCTCTTTCAACGTTCTGAAATTGCTGGGATGGAGAGTGACCTTGCTAAGTTCGATGGTGTCCGCCGTGCACAGCAGCGTGTTGCGGAGCTGGAGGACCAGGAACGGGAGCTAGCCGCTGAATACGAACGACTGCAGCATGAACTGTTCCTCTGCGAAGAGTTCACCAAAACTAAGGTCAGCATGCTGGATGCCAAGATCAACAGCAAATTCAAGCTAGCACGTTTTCGACTCTTTGAAGAACAAATCAACGGCGGGATCAAGGAAGTATGCGACACCCTTTATAAGGGAGTTCCTTATGATGGTGGACTCAACAATGCGGCTCGTATCAATGTCGGTCTAGACATCATTAATACGCTGGGTGAGCATTACGGATTCTCGGCTCCTATCTTCGTGGATAATGCCGAGGCAGTGACGAGGCTGATTGATACAGATGCCCAGGTCATTCGGCTTGTAGTAAGTGAAGTAGACAAGAAGCTGCGTATTGAGACGGCAGCTACACAGGAGGCGATTTAATTGAGTACAGGTAATCAGGTGGCGATTATTCAAAAGGACATCACTGATGATGTTAATCGGAGCCTTACACGGTTGCAGGATGACGGGTTGATCTTGCCAACGAATTACAATGCGAGCAATGCGCTAAAAAGCGCCTTCTTCAAACTCCAGGAGGTACAGGATAAGAATGGCAAGCCTGCGCTGGAGGTGTGCTCGCGGGAATCTGTCGCAAATGCACTGTTGGATATGGTTGTGCAAGGATTAAGTCCGGCTAAGACACAATGCTATTTCATTGTGTACGGCAGCAAGCTTCAGCTTAATCGCTCCTATTTTGGAACACAAGCCGTTCTTAAACGTTTGTCCAACGTCAAAGATATTTGGGCAAATGTGATTTACAAGGGTGATTTGTTTGAGTACGAAGTTGCTGGCGGACGCGAAAAATTGGTCAAACACGAAACGAATTTTGAAAATAGGGATAATGAAATCTTAGGAGTCTACGCTGTGGTAAAAACGCTCGAAGATGAAGAAATCCTTACCGTTATGACGAAAAAGGAAGTTGACGCATCGTGGAGTCAGAGTAAAACAAGTCAATCCGTCCATAAAAAATTCCCACAAGAGATGGCAAAGCGGACTGTCATCAACCGTGCGGCCAAGGCTTACATCAACACCAGTGACGACAGCGACCTACTGGTCGATGCTATTAATCGCTCGACAGAAACCGAGTATGACGAGCGTGTTGATGTTACTAACGAAGAAGTTAGAGCAGAGATCGCAGAGCATGCGAACAGAGAAGTTATTGATATCAAGCCGGGTGTTGCTTCACTGCCAGCTAAACAACATCCGACACCAAGTACAAAGCAACCTGTTGATGACCCTCAAGGCTTTGCTGATGATGTCCCTCCTCTTGAACAAGAGATGCAATTCTAATGATCGACATCCAGTGCCTCGGCTCCAGCAGCGCCGGTAACGCCTACCGAATATCTGACGGGCATACCGTACTTCTGCTGGAAGCCGGTTTTCCTTATAAGTCGATACAGCGGGCGCTTAACTTCCGAATGTCAGACATTGCCGGATGCCTTATCACACATGAACATCTGGATCATAGCAAGGCTGCTCCTGACATCATGCGAGCAGGTATAAACATTTACACCAGCGCAGGTACGGCAACTGCAAGAGGGTTGTCAGGACATCGTCTGAAGGTCATAAAGGCGTTAGAACAGTTCACAATAGGTACTTGGACAATTCTACCGTTTGATATTCAGCATGATGTGGAGGAGCCGCTAGGCTTCCTGCTAGCCAATCCAGAGGGAGATAAACTAGTCTTCCTGACTGATACTTACTATTGCCGACATCGCTTCAAAGACCTTACTCACATCATGGTGGAATGCAATTATTCCCGAGATATCGTCAATGAGCGGGTGTCAGCAGGGAGATTGCATCCTTCACAAAAGAAGCGGCTACTGCGCTCTCACTTCTCGCTTGAGAATGTGAAAGAATTCTTGAAAGCCAATGATACCCGGAATGTTGAGGAGATTTGGTTACTGCATCTATCTGACGGTAATAGTGATGCAGAGCGATTCAAACAGGAGATTCAAGAGACTACCGGAGCACTTGTCAGGGTGGCTGACCGATGATCAACGACAAGCCTATGATGCAAAGTATGATGGGCGAACGGATCTGGAAGCTAATGAAAGTAGATCAAGAAGAGTTTAAAAGAGAGACCAAAGCATTTTTTGCTCTTGGTTATCCCGGCTTCACAGTCAAGAGGGTGAAGTACCCGATAGTTTATTTGCAGGATGATAGAGATTGAAATGAATGATTTTTAGGGGATGATTTAATGCCCGATGGCAGTTACCCGTTTCCCATGTACTCCGGATTGTTGGAGCCAGAACACTACAAGAAAATAGGCAGCGCGATATGGCTTTTCCTATGGTGCGTCAGCTCCACCACTTCCGAGAAGGAACGGGACGGAACTGTTTGGGGCATCGTTCACGGGAATAAGCCATGGAAGCTTTCAGAGCTTGCGGAACCATTCGGGGCCACTGAGAAGACCGTGAGCCGTTGGTTGAATACTTTAGAAAGCCACGGTTACATAAAGGTCACTCGCGCTCCTTACGGACTTATTATCAACGTTCATAACTCGAAAAAATGGGCTATTGAGAGATCAGACAAAAATGTCCGATCTGAGGGGGAGAAAGGACAAAAATGTCCGATCTCTACCTCTAGTGATCAGACAAAAATGTCCGATCTCCAGGACAAAAATGTCCGATCTAATAAAGATATTACAAAGATATTGATTGATAGATGGATTAATGGCTTGGAAGAAGATGATCAAAAAGAGTTGAGTTCAAGATCCGGGGTGCTGACCGCCGCTGTGGGTGCCGTCTCCACAGGCCAAATAGATCTTGATAAACCGACAGTCGAGCAACGTGTCCTTCAAATCGAGCAGTATTACATGCAACGTAACGGGCTAATAAGTCCCGTACCTTCCGATTGGGAACATGTTCGTGAGATTGCGAACGAGGCCATGCCGCTGGATCTCGTATACTTTTTCATCGATCTGGCAATTGCCCGTAAGAAAGCCAAACGGAGGAGACCTTCGGATAAGATCCGGACGTTCTCATATTGCAAAACCGTGATTTTTGGCTGTTGGGATGAATTGTCCTCATTTCTTGAGCGGTACCTAACTCCCCCTGTATCTTCACAACAGGGAACAGTCGCCCTGGGAGCCTCAAGAGAGCGTCCGAAGAGCAAGCAGCAACAGGAAATTGACGACTTAGAAGAATTCATCAAGGAGGAGGAGCTTCGTGAACAAGCTGGAAGTCGCTAAGCTGTACAAGACAATCAAGAAGCGTTATAGCAACTTTGATGCCAGCCTACAAGCAGTGGAGGAGGATCTCGATGTTCTAAAGGACATTCCATACGAGGTGGCTGTGTCAAACTTTCGGAAGCACTTCATGACCAGTGACTTTCCCCCGAAAATCTCACAGATACGTGGAAGATTGGGAGAGCAATTGGAACGAGAGCGGATGCGAAGACAGACAGAGGAGCTGATGCATGAAATGGACGCATCGAGACTAGAAGCAGTACCTCCTCCGATCGGGCTGAAGGAGGAAATTTATGCAAGACTTAATGTCCAGCATTAAAATGCCACATAATCCAGAAGCTGAAGCTGCTGTATTGGGCGCAGTGCTAATCGACAAGGAAGGCGATGCTCTTGAAGCCATGCTGGAAATGCCGATTGATGCATTTTATAACCCGCAGCATCGATTCATTTTCGAAGCTATGGAACAGATCGCCGAGGAAGGTCAGCCGATCGATTTGGTTACTCTGACTTCTAGGATTCAGGACAACGGGCAACTTGAAGGGATTGGCGGTGTTAGTTATTTATCTAATATTGCCAGGGGTGTTCCTACCGCAGCTAACGTGGACTATTACATCGGAATTCTTAAAGAGAAGCACCTTCTCCGCGAATTGATTCGAACGGGTCTTGAACAAGCGCAGATGGCATCCGAGAGTGAAGATCCAGCTCAAGTACTGGCATCAGCACAGGTGAATGCTTCACGCTTGTCTGATCAAGCTGCACCAAAACAAGAGTTCAAGAGGATTGGCGAGGTAGCTGTTGCGGTCTACGAGGATATGGAGCATCGAGCCACCAATAAGGCCGAGAACGGCGTTAGCGGTATTCCTTCAGGATTCGTAGATCTTGACCGTCTAACTGCTGGTTTTCAGAAAAGCGATCTGATCATAGTAGCAGCTCGGCCTTCCGTCGGGAAGACAGCTTTTGCTCTGAATGTCGCTCAAAACGTAGCAGTGAGATCAAAGGAGACCGTTGCAATATTCAGCTTAGAGATGTCGGCGCCACAGTTAGTACAACGGATGATTTGTGCGGAAGCGAACTTAGACGCTAACCATATGCGGACAGCGGACTTCGCTGAAGACGATTGGAGGAAGGGCGCGGAGGCGATCGGTATATTAGGCAATAGTGATATTTTTATCGATGATTCGCCGTCGCTGACCGTCCATGAGATCCGAAACAAATGCCGCAGGCTGAAAAAGCAGGAGGGACTAGGCTTAATTTTGATCGATTACCTTCAGTTGATCTCTGGTGCCGGCAAGCGAAATGAGAATCGACAGCAAGAAGTGTCTGAGATATCCCGGACGCTGAAGCAGATCGCCCGGGAGCTTGATGTTCCAGTGGTTGCACTATCTCAGCTTAGCCGCGGTGTAGAGCAGCGCCAGGATAAAAGACCAATGCTTTCAGACCTGCGAGAATCTGGATCAATCGAACAGGACGCTGACATCGTAGCCTTCTTGTATCGGGATGACTACTATGACCAGCAAACTGAGAAGAAGAACATCATCGAGATCATCATTGCCAAACAGCGGAATGGTCCACTGGGTACGGCTGAGTTAATATTCCTAAAACAGTTCAACAAATTCGTCAACTATGACAGGGCTCACAACACTGAAACTGAAGCACCGAAAAACATTGATAAGCGCAAGTGGGCGCAGTAAAGGGGAAATTGGGATGAAGCAGGGGAAACGACCAACACGCCGACAAAAGCAGGAGATCAAGGAAGCAGGATTGATTGCTGAGAATTGGCTAGTAGAGCGGGATACACACGCTCAGTTAGTACTGATAAATCGGTACTCTAGTAAACTACGGACGATCAGGAGGGCAGTGTGATGGGTGCCTGGAACTATTGGCACGTGTATCACTACATGGTTACTCAGTACACTCATACTGGATTGGTGCCTGATCGTAACATACTACTTTCTGAATTCGTTGAGCTGGGTTCGTCAGAAATTGACGAGGGTATTGCTGAGTTTGAAACAGTAATGGGGAAGCGAGGTGAGGTCAGTTGATTCCTGATAGACCTATTGATCCTTTATTCCAGCAGAAGTATTACTTCGCTGTATTTGATAAACGTGGGCATGTCATCGGTACGGTGTATGTACTGGACACTGCAATGAAGCCGCGCAGAGAGGGGAGGAACTGATAATGAAGATTCTGGGTATTGACCACGGCACAAATTACGCAGGCTGGGCAACGATGGAGAACGGCAAGTCAATTGATTTAGGATTGCGGGATTTCAGTAAGATCGCTATGCCGGATGTGTTGGACGCCATTTATCAAGATACCTTCCGAATGATTGAACAGGAGCAACCGGATTTGGTTATCCTGGAGCGTCCGGTTCACTTCAAAAATGCAAACAGTGTTCTGGCCTTGGTCGGAGCATTCTCCATGGTCACTCTGGCTGCTCTACATCTTGGAATTAAAATTGCTCATATCCGTCCAACTGAACTGAAGATGCAGACCGGTAAAGGGAACGCGGACAAGGAGACCGTAGCTGTCGAAATGCAGATGCTGTTTAACCTGGATTATGACGAATTGGCCGTACCTGTTCTCTACAAAACAAATGATCCTAAGGGCAAATACAAGAAGGGTGACGTTCAGCAACGACTGTTCGATCCTTCCGATGCTCTGGCGCTTTGCTGGGCTTACCACCAAAAACATATTAAGGGAGTTGCGTAATCATGGGATATCTTGATTTCAAGGGGCTTGTTAAAAAGGTAGATCTGAAGGCAGACGGTGATGTGAACATCTTGCTTTGCGTTTCAGGAGAAGAACTTCGCGGAAAGATTGAATGGCTGCATGAAATGATTGGAGATAAGGTTACAGCGTCCTTTGATTCAACGGTTGTGAATTACAACATTGAAATCAATGCCCGGACAGAGAAGCCTATCAGAACCTATAAGGTGGACAACGGTATTGTCTCCGAGGTTAAGCCAGAAGGAGAACAACTATCAATGGATTTGGGCCTACCCACTGAGAAGATAGAGATCAAACAACAGCCGGCAGAAATTGACCTATCCGTAATTGAAGAATTTATCCAGTCTGGTCTGGCTCCAACATATGAGGATTTGGATTATGACTTTGTCGCCTTCTCCCTCCGCTTGGCCAGTGGTGAGACATACATGAAGATTGCTTCTGAGCTCGGAATCAGTAGTGGAAAGATCGTCGAGAAGATTGATGAATATCGCAAGCGTGTAGCTCCTTCCGCAGCAGCTTGGCATGAGTGGATGCAGTCCCAGGGTGTAGCTCCTTCCGCAGGAGCAGAAGCTGCTCCAGTCACTGAGGATGGCGGCTCTGCTGAAGGTGAGTCGGGAGACATAGTCATTGAAGAAGTAGACGGATCCATTCAAAACGAAGAAGGTAATGGATTCACGCCTGATTGGGAATCAGATAGGGGCCAGCCGGCAGGCGATCCTGTAGGTAGTGAAGGACAACCATCATCTGACCAAGATGAGGCTGATGATGTCGACAAGGAACAGCTTGACGCCTTCATTCTCGCAGAACGTCCGATCTTTGCTGAAGTGGAGTATAACGGTCAACCTGTACCATTCCCCGACCTGCTGGAGAAACGACTTAAGGAAAATAAGGTTTGGCGGGAAATCGCTAATGAGAATGGTATGACGAGTGGGCAGCTTTCATCGCGGTATAGCATATACCGGAAGCTAGCAGCAAAGAAAATGAAAAGTAGCGGAGGAGCAGCTTAATAGCTGCTTCTTCTCTTACAAGGAGGTGACCACAGCGTGTTCTTCATTGGACTCTATGCACTGGCCTTGAATTCTTATATCGAAGTGGTTTGGGAGACAGCTGTGCGTAATTATCGGATTGAGCAGCTGCAAGAACAAATTGACCTAGCACTCGACAACTGGGATGCATTAGCATTTTATCAATACTCGGCGGAACTAGCAGAACTGAAGGTGGTGCAAACCCATGGGCAAATCACATTCAAAAGATGAATCGATACGGAAGTTGGCAGACCGGATCACACGGGCTGTTAAGGCACGAGGTATTACCGTTCAGAGATACGATGCTTACACCACTAACAGTGTTTATCTCAAGTTCGATTACGGAGCAGCGAATAGCGTCAGAATCAGTGATCACATGGGCAAACGTAACGTATCCAATCGTTTCAACTTACTAAAGAATATCGATCGCAGTTATGTTGAGCTTGATCGGTATCTCCGGTATTTTTACTGCACAGATGACTTCGATAAGCTGATCGCTGATATCATTCAGAATCGAAATGATCAGATGAAGAAGTACGGTTCTAGACATTATGAGTTCTTGATGAAACGTAATAAAGCAGCTAACACCGACACTAAAGGGTTTTGGAGTAAGTCCATGATTATTTAGATTGGAGGATGTTTTACAAAAAAAATCAAGGAGGTGTATCCAAGATGAGCTATTACGATAACGATTTTTATAATGAGCCTAGCGAATTTGAAGAACAAATAGATCAATTGAAAGAATCTCTGATGAACGCTGTCAGGGATGAGCATAAAGCGGAAGTCGAGCGGCTGCGGAAGGAGAATGCCGAGCTACAAGAGGTAAAACGGGCTTTTGAAACAATCAAAAGGGACTACAACCAAAAGGTTGTTGAATTGGATATGCAGAAGCGCAACCTCAAAAATGAGGTTCGCCGTGAACGATTACTAGAACTAATGGGTGATTTTAATGCGGAGTTGTTTAACCCAAGTCGGGATCGGAAAAGCGGTCCAAAATGTGATAAGTGCAATGACAAGAGACGTATCCCCTTTCTATCTCCGTCAGGAAAGGAAATGGAAGAGGATTGCGCATGCAAAAACAACATTATCTTTTTCAAACCAACTACAAATATCTGCTCTTCATTTGCAATTAGGAACGGGGAATTTATAGCTTGGTATAAATCTTACTCAATCGATAGAGCAGATGGAATGGAATTAGACTCCTTAGGAGTTTCTGGTGTTGCAAAGTTCATCTGGTCTGGTGAGAGCTTCGAAAACATTACAGAACAATATTACAACGTATTTTTCAAAACGATAGAGGACTGCAAATCATATTGCGAATGGTTGACTGAGAAGGAAGCCAACAATTTAAAGGAGCGTTGATCAAAGTGAACAAGTCAATCTATAACCCAACTGTTCAAGAGCCTTTTTACCACGGACACATATATCACGAAGCGCTTTTGACATACGAACAACATCTTGAAAAGAAGCATGGTGAAAACATGCGAACAGCTGATCCAGATGATAACACGAACTGGGGAGCGCTGGACTGGTACAAAAACGGTAGCATGTCTTTTGCTGAAAAAGAATGGACAAATTTCATCTCACACCTTCGCGATTGTTTTAAAGTTCATTGCGGGATGGGTTTCTATCTCAAAGAAGACTGCACACAGTATTTTTACCACTCTGGTTCTGTCCCTGGTCTGAAAGGAACTTTCTTGCTCCGCAGCCACATCTATATCCAGCACTTAGCAGGAGTAGGAATGGACGAAGAGCGATTTATGAAAGATTTATCAAAAATCGGTAGATGGTAGGGAGCTGAGATAAACGATGGAAGATCTTTTAAAGAAGATAAAGGATTGCAACACAATGCCTGAACTGGACGCAATGAGGTTGGAACTGGTGAAAGCAGGCAAGGCGTTCCCGGAAAGCTTTCAGATAATGCAAGCAGCATTTATCAAGAAAAAGAACCAGCTTAACAGGATTCCACTGTCCAAAAGGGAGTGGTAAAGCATGCTAGGCAATGCATAAAAAACTAGATGGTGAGGGTTAACGTCCCTCTAACTTGCAGAGTAGTAAAACATATAGTTAATTCCAATGAAAAACAGGACTAATAGAACAGCTGTCAGAATGCCAAGCCAAATAAGTATCTTACGATTCATTAAATCACCTCGATGTCATTTTCAAAATTATACCATAGGGAGGCATAACCAGTATGAGTGATCAAGAACGTGAGATAAGAGTTAACTTACTGGACGGATCAGAAGTAATTATGAATACGGGTGACAGAGTGTTATTTCAGGCTTCTAGTCCTGGGGCAATACCACTATCTGTAGATACTGACACAATCATAGATGATGTGCTGGCTGCTCTAGAAGAGTCACAGAGCAAATTGAATGAGCGCGAATGGATGCTTAAAGAGTCATTGGACATTACAACTAGACTTGAAGGCAGGTTAGAAGAGTCACAACAACAACTAAAGCTTGAACGTGAAAGAACAGATTATTGGGGAGAAAAAGAAGCAGAGGCACAGCAGACCATAGCCCGGCAACGGGAGGCGCTGGAATCCGCGAGAAGCACAATGGAAGATGCTTTATCCGTAGGAGAGGCGCGTTACAAGGATTATGACACGATGTTATGTCCGTGGGCAGATTTATTGGATGGAGTAGCAAACATAGAATCGGTACTTGAGGAAGGGGAGACACAGCCATGACACAGACACCCAAATACCAAACAAAGACCGTTATCTGCTATGGCTGCGGCCAGCCTTATGAAGTCCCAGCAGAGACAGAAGCAAGAGCAGAAGACTACGTCTGCCGGAAGTCTTGTGCAGATAAGACCGCAGAAGAGGTGCAGCCATGACACAGGTACCTGATAAACAACGCTTTGACATCAAGAATTTCGATCATCAGGTAATTGTCGCTGGAATGGTCGCTTTGGCTGAAAAAGGACTAACGACACATCAGATATTTGATGTAGTGGAAAGTATAAAAAATGAGATATGGCCGTCATTGGCAGAAATCAGCAGGGAGGCGCGTAAGTCGTGACAATGGTGCAGGAAATGAGCGACAGAGATTTGAACCTTGCTCTTGCGGAGTTAATGGATTATCCCAAGAACAGATTCGTGCCAAATTACTGCACTGACCCTGCTGCCTCTCTAGAGGTACAGACAAAGGCTATAGAGGTAGATCATGAAGGATATCTGCTGAATTTAATGGACGCTGTGTATGGCGGTTACGTTGCTGCATCATCTGACAGAATCGCTGGATTGCTCACCGCCAGCCCCCGAGAGAGGGCAGAGGCGGCATATATCACGCTACAGGGGGCGAAAGGCTGATACGGCCTTAGCTGATTCGGTCGATACGATGGCGCTGACGCGCAAATGACGAAGGAGGTACGGAGATGTTTGAATTCGAACCTTTCATTCCAAATAGCAAGTCGGGAAGAGTCCATATCAATTCTTCTCCTGAAATGGTAGAAGCTAAAACGGAATGGATATGGGCAAAAGATATACCTGGATCTGACTACAAAAAAGGTGAACCAGTATATAAGGGGTATCGAAAAACGATATTTAAGCATTGGGTTAATATGGGCTGGGCGAAAGAGTTCGAACCGCCAGTAGAACAACTAACGTTATTCTGATGGCCGACAGGCCCCCGTAACGACCGAATAGGCGCGAGCCGTAAGAGATCATTCAGATCATTAAGGGAGTAGGAGTATCCCTCCTCTCCCAAAGGCAGAGTAGACGCATACGGTTCACCAGATAGGAGGTACCGAAGTGAAGAATCAAATCATTCACGGTGACTGCTTGGAGATCATGCCAAGCTTTCCAGATAAGAGTTTCGACATGATCCTGTGTGATTTGCCCTACGGTACCACAGAAAACGGATGGGATTCAATAATTCCTCTTGATCAGCTATGGCAGCAGTATGAACGGCTGATTAAGGATGGCGGCGCGATTGTCCTTACTGCTCAGACACCATTTGATAAAGTGCTTGGAGCCAGCAATTTGCGGCTGCTCCGGTATGAATGGATATGGATTAAGAGCAACGGTACCGGATTCCTGAATGCCAACAAAATGCCATTGAAGGCCCATGAAAACATTCTCGTCTTTTACAAGAATCTACCGACTTATAACGCCCAGAAGACACATGGGCATAAGCCAGTCAATAAATACAAGAAGCATTCAAGCGACGGCAGCAATTACGGTAAGACAATTATCGGCACCGAGGGCGGCGGGCAGACAGATCGGTACCCGGTCGATGTCCTACACTTCCCACGAGACAACGAACGGTACCACCCGACACAAAAGCCGGTTGCGCTGTTTGAATACTTGATCCGCACCTATACAAACGAAGGCGACCTGATTCTGGACAATTGTATCGGAAGTGGAACAACTGCCGTAGCTGCAGCAGCGCTGAATAGGAACTTTGTTGGGATTGAAAAGGAAACGGAGTATATATACATCGCTAAAGAAAGGCTCAAATGCATTCAGACGCAATTATGCTGAACAGTTTGAAGATACAGGGACAGAGAGGGTTAATAGCCCTCCTCTCCCACAAGGAGGATATAACGTGGCATGTTCAGCATTTAACGGTTCTACATGTTCGGTAAGCGGCAGCTCTTGCATGTTTGTATTTCCTGACAGCCAAGCTTGCGCTGAAATCTACAATGAAGGTCCTGACGCTCATGTCGATAAGTGCGAAGATTGCAGGTTCTTTTACACGAAAGATGGAAAGCGTTGCTGTACAACGAGACCTTATTTTCCAGTATGGGAAGGAGATCCTCCTAAGACAGATTATTTAGAAGATGACTTAACGTCTTGTGGTGGATTTGAAGCAGCAGGGGAGGAAGCCCAATGACACAAAGGGACTGGCAAAAGGATATGGACTTGGTTCAGGGCACAATTAAGCACGATGCATTTCCTGCTTGGACAGAACCGATGCTTTACTGGCTCCAAGAAGCTAAAGAACTTCAAGAGATCGTGTCGGGACGTGGTAGAGAATTGCTAAGACTTCGTAGCTTATTGGGAGGTCTCAATGATGAACTGACAGCAACAGAAGACCGCGCAGACGCAGCAGAGGCACGGGAACAAGAGATTAAACGGGCAATCGGTAGATGTTTGGTGGCAGGTAATTCACTTGGCAGCATTATCATGAACTACAACTTGCCAGAAGGTCATGAAGAATGGTCATACCAAGAAGCAAACTCATATTTCTTCGGTAAATTCTACAATGATCGTCCATCTGCCTATGAGAGTTACGAAACGTGGCTTGCGTGGAAAGCGATTATGGGCGTATCAGAAATCATGACCACCCTTTACCCAGATACCCCAGCACCCAAGGAGGGCAGCCATGATTAAACGGTTCATCCGCCGGCAGATCATCCGATATATCCGCCGCAACTTCGGGTCATTTGAACAGGACTCAATCCATGTGGTGATTATGAGCAAGCAGGGGTACAGGTTCTTCCGGGACAACGTAAACCAACATTTGAAGGTTGAGGGAGGGGATAACCAATGAAACTTAACTTTACAAAGCAGCAAGTGATTATCCCGGTCCCATTATTTTTGGATGAAAACGGGATCGATACAGATTCCGAGTTGGTGAGTGTAGAAATCCAAGGCGATAAGGTTGTCATTACCTACAAAGACGGTGATAAGAGATGAAAATTGAAATGGAATGTCCTGGTTGTGCTGGTGACGGATTTAACGTTCCTTATGGACCGAATGGTTATGAGCCGCAGCAAGTTTGTACAGGTTGTGATGGAAAGGGAACGGTGTTGATCTATAAACAATGTTGCTTCTGTAAGAAGGACCTGAGTGATGCAGATGAATCGGAGTATGAACGGGATAATACTGGATTCATTTGGTGCATACCGTGCTTCGACAGAGAGTCAGATACAGGTGAATAAACATGACAATTAAGCCGGGTGGACTGTTAGACAGAGTAGCAAAGTCGCACGAATGCGGGGTATGCAAAAACTGCGGAAATCTACTAAAGGTCAGCGAAACTACTCTAGGGTGTGCTGCTCACGACAAACTTATATTACCGGATTACCCGCCCTATCATGGTAACGCAAAATGCAAAGATTGGCTGAAAGAGGAGGAATCGAACCAATGACACTCACAAGGGAAGAGATACTGGCGATGGAGCCGATTGAACTTGGTCCAGTGGTTGCAGAGCATGTATTCAAAGCCAAAGTTATCGGTAAGGAAAACTTTCCTGAGCTTAGCCTGCTGATAGGATGGTTCGGGAAAGAAGCTTGGAAGCCGATGAAGGGAACCTGGCGTAATGCCGAATGGAGAAATTCAGAGGAAAAGGCTTGGCTTGACTGCCCACGGTTTGGTGAAGACATATCCGCAGCATGGGAAGTGCTGGAGAAATTCAAACAGTATACCGTGATGAAGGCTGCTGGATGGGGCAAGGAATATGACTGCCGCATATGGGTCGGAATAACTGGAGATCAGTGGTCAGTACAAGCTAAAACGGCACCCGAGGCCATCTGTAAGGCTGCTTTATTGGCAGTACTGAACTTATAACGGCCGTTAGGCCTCCGATTCGACCGCATTACATAGCGACAGCGGAGGCCGCAGGGCTGGATGAACTTATAAGGGGGCAGAGACATGAAGGTCACTTATTTCAAATGGCATAATAACTACGATCTATTGATAGGCGCTTCCTATCAAGCAACACGATATAAGCCGGGATGGTTATTAATCGAAGGTGTGCTGTACCGGGAAGAATGCTTTACAGAAGTAGAGGTATAAGGGGGAGAAGAGGATGATCATAAAAACTACAGATACACTAACTACAGCGCGTGGCACTATAGTCTCAGGAGCGTCATTCCGAGCAGTTCGAGACAAGGTTGGATTCCGCATCAACAGCGGAGAATACAGTGGCATAGGCGTTCCGGAGTCTTCAGCAATCATACTTAGTAATGTCGTTCTTGATGAAGATGGTAAGATACCGCGAAATGGAAGATATGCTTGATAAGCAAACAAAGACCCCCATATCCTTGGCCGGGGCGGGGGTCCTAAAATGAAAAGCATTCCTCTTGACATTATAACATAAAGGGGAATGAGGGGAATGGCGATGGCATACGAGCAAGGGGAACTGTTCGCTAAAGCATCAGACAAAGAAATCGAAGAAACCGAGTTCTATCTCGAACGATATAGGGACATGATTTTGTTTATTGAGGATTTTAACGGATTCCAATCAGAAATGGCTCAGGTCGCGGTTGATGGAGAGGTTGCCCGTAGGCTAAGTGCGGACGAGCTGCATGCCGACAAAACAGCCAATGCTGTGATCCTGACTGAAAAGCAGAAGTGGATGTATGAGCGGTATCGCGTTTATACGTTCATGATCTTCCGGGCATACAATCTAATCCCGCACCAGGGAATAAAGAAGGTGATTAAAGCTCGCTTCATTGAAGGACATAACCGTAGCAATACGATCCTGTTTACTTACGCATCAGGCAGCACCGTGGATCGTTACATTGAGAGGGGAACTAAGATGATAGCAAACTCCCTAGTACAGATGGGATTCTTCGATGAAATTTTGAAGAGAAACTGAGGAAAACATGGCGGAATAACGGGGTTTTCTGAACACCACATGAGTATTCTACCGTGCTATATTGGTAATGTGGAAATCAGGCGAGAGTGACACGCACGGCTACAGAAATGTAGCATTAACCGGGGCGTACCTCTTCTCGCTTTTCTATTTACTCCGTACTTGAATTCCCTTGTCCCCTAGAACTGTGACCACAGCAGTTAAAGTATGGATCGTGGAGGTTGCCGACCACCTGAGTAAGTGTTGGTATATAATATCCTTATCAGAAGTGCAAACAAATTATTACAATAGGAGGGGTTACTATGAAAGAGATGCTAGTTCAATGTGATAACTGTAAAGGCGGATTTCATATAAAGAATCACCAACGCCGTCTTGAGGATTCAGTTGAGGAAACTTATTTTGCTTGTCCTTATTGCCTTACAGAATATCCTTCATTTTATACAAATACTGAAGTTCGTGAAAAACAACGTTCCATTAATCAGTTAAGGGATCGATTGAAAGGGTTGAAGGATCCTCATAAACGTTCACTGCTTAAGGAGAGAATTGAAAGGGAACAGGCAGAGGTCGGTGTAATGATGGCTGAACTTAAGGCGAAGTATAGGCGGAATTAATTATGTGGGGTGTCTGGACGCAACGCCAGCAAGAAACGGGCCGAAGCCGGGGTTCAAATCCCTGCCCCCGCTATTATCGAATGAGTGAGTAAATAGGAGACTAGTTGAGATTTCCGGGAGTGTATTGTCTGTGATCGGTTGTAGCGGCTTTGACTTCGATTTATCAGGATAAGTAAAATGGTGTTGTTCTCCTCTGTAACAATGGAGATAAAGATTTTAAGCAAAGAGCGAAGCGCATTTGCTGCGGACGCTTAGCGGACGCCATTCTTTAAAAAGCGTTAGAATTTTGCTTTAATCGTTATTTTTTCTCTGAAAAACGTACATATACCAGCAAAAGTCGCTCATTATTGGGCGGCTTTTTTATTATGCCGAAAGGGTGATTCTAGTGGAGATAGCAGCAGAGCTTAACGATATGGAAATGACCTGTGAAGAGGTTGCGGTTACTCTCGCAGGACCATATAGACTCAATAAGAAGGAGCAGCGCTTGCTCGCATATTTACTGGATGATAGCAAAAGTAAGAATATCGGGGATATCTGTAGAGCGCTTAAGACCACAGCTCGGACATTGATAGGTAAGACGAAGCCTGATCTGGAACGAAAGATTGATGCTGTTGGTTCGGAAGCATGGAAACGCGATCTGGAGGCGGCACTTAAATCTAGTTCGGTGTCTAAGCGTGAAGTCAGCCAATGGCTTTACTTGTATTCGGGAAAGGAAAATGATCATGGTGAGAAAACAGAATAGTATCCGGCCTCCTATACGACTGAGCCCAAAACAGCCAAAGAAATGTGCAGTATGTATATGGGGGCGTTGGGAAGGAACAGCACAGTTTTGTTCCAGAGTGAAGTGCCAGAAGGGAAAATCTTCCTAGACGTCGAATTATGATGTCGAAGGGGGAGATATTATGGATAACGAGTTAAAGATCTCAGACTTGAAAGCGTGGAGAAAAGAGCTTCAAGAGCAATTAGAAGAATTAGAAAGTGAGACACATCAGGCAGTAGAAGTTGCTCAGTGTCTAAACTTACGCCGTGAGATTCTGGTTAGTCTTTATGAAAATACTCCGATTGATTCTGAGGAGAACATTGGTATTCAAAAAAAGCTAAATCTAGTAGTTGAAGAATTCCATGAAAAAGCAGTGGAAGCTACTGGATTCAAAAAAACGCTAGAACAAGAAATGCTTGCGAGCGAAGTTATAATTAATAAAATAAACCAAGAGCTTGAGAAACTTGGTGAAGTTGAAATTGATAGTGATGATGAAAGTGACGAAGTTGTTTTTTTCTAATCCTGCACCTTCGGGTGCTTTTTTCATGTCTATTAATGACCTTCTGTGAGGCGATTTCAGCGTTTGTGATAGAGATGCCCAATAATTGTGAGGATGGAGTTGGAGAAGGGTAGGGCGGCACAAGCAATGAGGTCTGTTGATGCGTTTGAGCCTGACCCTACAGCAAAACCGACTTAACATAAGCAAGCCAGATTCTTTAGTAATTGTTCAAGCTCAACCGGCTGACGATTATCTATAAGATTTCATCAATTATTGCGATCATGATTGTGTAGGAAGCGCACTTCTTGTAAGTGTTGCTATTGATAGAATTGAAATAAATCATTATTCCTGCGATCAAGAGTGTTGTTATAGAATATAGAACTTGATAAAAGGGGTCTGTGGATTGAACTAGTCCGAAGGCTCCTGTAAGCAGGGAGATGGCTATAGCAGATATTGCTAGTGCGTTTGATACCGCAGGAGAGCTGGATAATTGGCTTTGAAATTTAATTCTGGTGTTTCTTAAATCTTCTTCACTAACTTGGTTACGATTTTTATAATCAAGCAATTTGTTTTTTGCATCTTCAATATTATCGGGATTAACTTTTTTTATCTTTCGCAATTCTTCTTCAATTTGATAAATTCTAGTATAAGACATATATATTGACCTCCAATTAGTTTTAATGATATATCGGCACAAGTAAATGGAAAGTTTACAGATTATTCCGGGGGTGGTGAAATGTAAATGCCAAGAGAAAGAGACCCAAAAAGGGCAGAAGCTAAGAAGTTATGGCTGGACAGTGGCGGGCAGCTCGATCTTGTAGAAATTGCAGCTCAGTTGAATGTGTCTGCTGGTACGATTCGGGGCTGGAAGAGTAAGGATAACTGGTCTGGTCATTTGAACGGAACGTTCCGAACTGATGAAGGGAACGCTCCAAATAAACAGGAACGTTCTAAAGGAAAGACGGGCGCGCCGAAGGGTAACAAGAACGCCGTGGGCAACAAAGGCGGCGCTCCTCCGGGTAGTAAGAATGCCCTAGGTAACAAGGGCGGCCATGGCGGTCCCTTCGGTAACAAGAAGGCCGTTACCACTGGTGAACATGAAATGATCTGGTTAGACACTCTTACTGAAGCCGAACAGCAGCTCATGGATCATATTAATACCGATCCAGTTGCTCAGGCTGATGAATCTATTGCCCTTCTTTCTGTACGGGAACGTCGTATGATGCAGCGGATCAAGAACCTGATGGACGGCCTTACAGAGAAAGAGCGCAGTGAGTTGCAAGAGCTTAAGAGCATTAAAGGCATAGGTACCGTTCACGATGAGAAGTCAGGCATTACGAAGAGTGTTCCGGTTACCCGTGATGAAATGGTACTTTCCAAGGTGGAGGAGAAGACATTCCGAAAACTGGATGATATCTTGAAGCTGGAAGAAGCCTTAACCCGCATACAGGATAAGAAGATCCGGGCCATTGAGCTGAAGAACAAACTTATTGCGGTTGATGAAGAGAAACAGGTTCGCACGGAAATCCTCCGGATTGAGCTTCAGAAGATGCAAGGAGCAGAAGGTGCAACCGCGAGCTGGACTGATGCAATTCGTGAGATTGCAGAGCGGCGGAGAGCCTCGAAAGCGAGTGAACAACATGAGTAGTAAACCGTACAATGCCGTCGCTGCTCTGACTGATCTCATTGATTTGTACTGGGACGATCCGGTTGCTTTCTCCGAAGATATGCTCGGTTTTGATCCAGATGATTGGCAGCGGAAGGCGATGGCTGATGTATCCATGCATCCACGTACCAGTATTCGCTCCGGTCAGGGTGTGGGAAAGACGGCATTCGAGGCAGCTCTTGTTATCTGGTTCCTCTGTTGCCGACCTAACCCCAAAGTGGTGTGTACAGCCCCGACCAAGCAGCAGCTGCATGATGTGCTTTGGGCTGAGGTTTCCAAGTGGTTAGAACGCTCGCTGGTAAAGAACCTGCTGAAATGGACCAAGACCAAGATTTATATGGTAGGTCATGAGGAACGCTGGTTTGCGACAGCCAGGACAGCGACGAAGCCAGAAAACATGGCAGGGTTTCATGAAGATTACATGCTATTTGTAGTCGATGAAGCCTCGGGTATTGATGACCGGATAATGGAAACCATACTCGGTACACTATCTGGTGACGGAAATAAGCTTTTGCTATGTAGTAACCCGACTCGGACGAGTGGGGTTTTTTATGATTCCCACAATCGTGACCGATCAAGGTTCAAGACCCATAAGGTTGATAGCAGGGATAGCAAGCGCACCAGCCGCGAGAACATTGAGATGCTGATTGATAAATATGGAGCAGACAGCGATGTTATCCGGGTCCGTGTCTTCGGAGAGTTTCCGAAGGCTGAAGCAGATGCTTTTATTCCCCTCGAGCTGGTAGAACTTGCGGCAGGTGCTCGTGTTGAAGCGAGAGGTGATACTCTTCACATTGGAGTGGACGTGGCACGCTTCGGAGATGATGAAACGGTTATAGCCCCACGAGTCGGTATGAAGGTATTTCCACTGCAATGCTACAACAAGCAAGACACCATGGTCACCGCCGGCAGAGTTATTGCTGCTGGCAGGGAGATGCTGAGAGTTATGCCAGCTCTTCGCCGCGTTGAGATTAAGGTCGATGACAGTGGAGTTGGCGGCGGAGTCACAGACCGCCTGAACGAGGTGATTCTTGAAGAGGGTCTTACAGATTGGAGAGTTGTTCCAGTGAACAACGGAAGCAAGGCCACCGATGATGAGCTAGAGCATTACGAGAACAGAGGTACAGAATCATGGGCCGTTCTTAGAGATGTTCTTCAAGAATCCTTTTCCAAGCATATGCAGGGCGGATCAATGGAGATCGAGCTTCCGGATGACGAGAGGCTGATCACTCAGCTGACCCAACGGAAGTATCGCATGACCAGCAAGGGACGGATTGCCCTGGAGCGGAAAGAAGATATGAAGAAGCGTGGTCTTGATTCTCCTGACCGAGCTGATGCAGTGATTCTGTCGTTTGTAACCGAGAAGGATATGCAGTATACCAGTCAACGGCCTTCGGGTTGGTAAGAGGAAGGTGAGCATATTGAAGAAAAGAATTAAAGCAGGCTCGTTTAGTATCGACAGCAAAGGCAATGTAACGGCCTATTCCTGCACTGTGACCGATAAATAATTGGTCTTTTTTTTATTGCATAGAAAGGAGGAATAACCTGTGACCATCATTTACAGTAAGAAGCGTTTCCCACCTCCACCGTATGACGTTGAAGTTGAGGACATGAAATATTACCGGCTGCTCTACGGTGGAGATCATGATCAGATCTTTCCGCGAGCCCGAAGCATCCAAACCACAGAGCGAGTTATCCGGCGGTCACGACCCGGACTGATCCGCCGCGGTGTTGCGCCAGACATCAAAATAACTTCCGAGCACCAGTATGTTGTGGTCAACTTCGCCAGTCTGGTCGCTGAGGTACCAGCTGATCTGATTAACCGTGCGCTTGGCAATGTGTCGGCTGATGTAGAAGCTGGACCTGAACTGGAGTTTGTATCTAGTGTGGTTGCCGCATCCAAGCCTAATGACAAGATATGGGCAGCAGTAACACAGCATCAGGTCGATGGATTGATCGCTTATAGGATCCGACGGAGCACCAAGGGTAAGGTTTGGTTCGAATGGCTACTCGGTGATCGTTACTTTCCACACGAGGATGGTAACGGGGCTGACCTTGCTTGGATTGAGGAATGGGATGATGGCAAAGGTGGAAAGTTGAAGTTCCTCCGAGTGGAGCGCCAAGAGTTGAGTGAAGAAGGTCTTGCTATTCAGCAGATGGTGTTTAAGATGGACGGCGAAACAGTAGCCGATGAAATAGAAATCAAACAGTATGCGGAAGAATATGAAATCGAGATCCCCGAAGATGAGACATTAAAGGATGTAGCAGAGCTGTTATGTGGTTTCGTTATAAATGATGAAACTCTGCTGCATCCCCGTGGCCGTTCTGCCCTTCGGAATATCGATACTATCCAAGAGGAGATTAACTGGACGATTACGCGGGATTCCATTGTCTTCGATAAGCACGGTAAGCCGAAGCTGGCTATACCTCGAGCACTATGGGATACAGTCGCAAACCAGAACCAGAAGGATTACGGTGCTCGGTTTGTTCGCGGTGCTGATCTTGAGGTTGTGTCATTTGACGAGAAAACAGGAGCGATTCCACAGTACATTACTTGGGATGCGAAGACAACACAATCCTTCGAACACGTTAATCGTCTGATTCGGTATATGTTGGCTGTATCCAAGACATCTATTCAGGCTGCTGGCATGGAAGATGGCAAAGGAGATACCGGAATTGCACTACTGTACCTCTGGATACAGTCAGTTATCAAAGCAGATGCGATCAAAGGCAAATTCGATGCAGCCATTAAGGATGCTATCCGGAAGTGTATGCTGTTGGAAAATGCGATGGGTAGTGCTGATCTAAAACCTGTTAACCCTGTCATTGAGTGGGGAGATATGTTGCCTAAGGCAGATAGTGAGAAGGATACAGAAGAAACAGATAAGTACGACAAAGGCGTTCAGTCCCTTGAAACCACAGTACGACGTCTGCATCCTGACTGGTCGGAGGAAGCAATCACGGCTGAGATCCAGAAAATTCAAGATGAGAATGCGGTTGATACCTTGAACCCCACCTTCGCACAGCCGCCCCGGGTAACGGTGTAGTATGGCTGCGACAGAAGAACTGATTGCGCTATATATCCAGACGGATGAACGCTTGCGTGCTTTGATTCAAACACTGCTTGACGGAAACATTTCAAATCGCCGTAAGCAGCAGCTACTTCAGCAGGTGGATGCAATTATTGATGAGTTGACTAATAATGCTGGACAAGGGCTAGCTGATCTTATAGGAACAGAATACCGCAACGGAGCTAATGCGGCTGTTGCACAACTTGTTGCTGCCGGTATTGCTCGGGAAGTAATGGACGTTACCGTTAATGCTGTTGTACATCAAGGAGCGGCACAGGCAATCTCAGACGAGGGCTTCTATTCCATCCTGGAAGCATCAGAGCACATGAGCCGTGATGCCAAGCAGCGCATCGAGGATGCTGTCAGGATCGCGAATGAACAGTCACTTATCGAAGGTGTCAACCGGAGACAGGCTACACAAAATGCTGTTGCTAAGGTTAACAAGCAGGGCATCACTGGGATGATAGCCAAGAATGGTGCTGAGATCCCAGCCGACAAGTACATGGCTGGGGTTGTGCAGTATCATCAGCGTAAGGCACATGTCACAGGTACTGAGAATATGGCCGTTCAGAACGGGATGGACCTAGTGTATGTCAACTTCGTCGGAATTACCTGTTCGTTGTGTGCCAAGTATCAGGGTCGGGTTTATTCTATTAGTGGTAATGACAAGCGATTCCCGAAGCTGGACCTGCGACCGCCTTATCATAGCCATTGCGTTCACTCCATTTCAATATGGGTGGAGGAATACCCCCCTGCTGCCGAGATCGAGCAGACCATTAAGGATAGCAACCGACCATTTGAGGACAACCGCACCGAAGCCAACATGAGGCGATACAACGAGTTGCAGCGTGAGAAGTCCCGTAAAAATGAGACTCGCAAGCAGTGGATTCGTTACAAAGCAGTGCTTCCGAACGATACGCCGAACCTACAGCAGTTTGCCAACAATAAGGTGCGCGGTACTAAGAAATACTGGGAGCTGCAGGAGCTTTACCGGAAAGTAAGCATTGAAATAAAAAAGACCTCATTTAGTAATTGAAAATTTTCATTATAGAATATATAATAAAACCTGTACTTAAAAGGAATTAGTATACATTATTTTCATTTTAAATGGAGGTTTTAGAATGAGAAATGCGAGCTGGACAGAGAATGAGCAAATGAAAGTCGTTTGGAACATTGTGGATAGTAATTTGTTGAAAACGACCCTTCCTCGAACAAAAGAACGTAAACTAATTGTTGAAAGTATCGTGAAGAAATTAATAGTGGATCCTGACTTTGCTAATCGTTTAAATACTCAGGATCCTGATGGTACAATTTCACAGCATATAGTTGCTTGGATCGGTTATTTAGAAGGACGAAAGGAACGTCCACCATTAATCAGATAGTTTGTTATTAAAGTCTTCACACTTATGTGGAGGCTTTTTCTTTTGTCCAAAACACCGTGAAGACGCTATAAAAGCTGCGGTAGGCAGTCCACCCGGACTTAAACAGGAGGTCTATACCATGAAAGAATATATCCTCAGAAAAGCTTCACGTATTCCTTTAGATTTGCAGTTCTTTGCTGAAGATCCTAACCCAAACCCGGACCCTAATCCCAATCCTAACTCTGATCCAAATGATCCGAACAAGGGGAAGACCTTTACGCAAGCTGAACTTGATGCTGCTGTACAATCTCGACTTTCTCGTGCAGAGAAGGCAGCTCAGAAGACGCTGGCAAAAGACTTGGGTTATGACTCGGTTGAAGCTATGCAAGCAGCGTTGAAGCCTCCGAAAGACAAGGACAGAGATAAAGACAAGGGGACACTTGACCCTGCTGAGGTCAGCCGTCTGGTTGACGAGCAAATCAAGGAGCGCGAAACGGAGCAGAACAAGAAGATCTTCCAGCGCTTGCTTACTGCCGAGGTTAAGGTTCTGGCAAATGAACTCGGATTTGCCGATTGGGAGGATGCTTTCGCCCTTGCTGATCTGACTGCTGCCAAGGAAGACGAAAAAGGCAATCTGACGGGTGTCAAGGAAGCGCTGGAGGCGCTAGCAAAGAAGAAACCACACTTGCTTAAGACAAAGCAAGGTGGTGGAAAGTTCGGCGCCGACATCATTGGAGGCTCTGCAGATGATAAGAAGAAGCGTCGCGAGGAAATCGTTAGGCTAGCTCAGAACCGTGGCACTATCGGTGGTACAACAGCTCATGATCCATGGGCCAAAAAATAAGGAGGGAATAATTCATGAGATTGCAACCAAGACCACGTTTCACTGTCCAGGATGAATATGAAATTCTGGCATCATTTGAAGTTATCCGCGAGGTGACCAACGGGATCACCATTGATTCTGCTGCCGTTACGGCGGACGCCAATGGAGACAAGATCATTAAGAAGGGTATGCCGATGGCTAAGCTGACCGCATCCGGTAAGTACGTACCTTACAAAGCTGCTGGCACGGACGGCAGCGAAAACCCAACAGTTATCCTTAAACGGAGCATAAACGTCAAGGACGGCGACCATGTTGTTGGCGGATACGAGGTTGCAAAGATCATCGCTGCTCGCGTACCAGTCACTGTTGACGATACCTTGCGCACCAAAATGCCACACATTGTTTTCGAATAATCTCCAATTAGAGAAAGGATGAAGAACAATAATGAACCCACAAATTATCACAGGTGGTCACCTGAAGTTGAATCTGCAGTTGTTTGCTGCCGGTGATCCGATTGATCTGACGCTGGAAGAAGCATTGTCAGGAGATGACTTGCTCGTCTATTCCCGTAATCTTGAAACATCCAACGAATACATCAGCCCTATTCTCTTTCCGCCGCGTGAAGTAGCCGAGCTGACAGTAGACGTAATTCAAGAAGAATCTGCACGTCTTCCAGTCATGGCGAAGATCGCTGAGCTCGGGACGGAAGTTGAATATGCTTCCCGCGAAGGCATGAAGGGTAGCCGCATTGAGATTCCGAAAATTCAACTAGGTCGTTATATGGACGAACGGCTTGTGCGTATGGCTCTGCAAGCATCGCAAAGCTATGGTCTGCGGTCCGAGGAGGTTAATCAACTTCGTAGCAGACAGTTCAACGATGCGCAGTTTACTGTAGATGCTATTCGAGCGCGACGTGAATGGACAGCACTAACAGCCGTATGGAGTGGGAAAGTCGTTTACAACGAGGGCAATGTCAAGGTCGATGTTGACTATGGCTATACCTCCGAACAGAAGCCTGTTCTCACGGGATCTGACCTATGGAGTGATTTCGTTAACTCTACACCGCTAGATGACATTCAATTGTGGGTTGATCTGTGGAGAGCAAAGGGTACCAGGTTGCGTCGTGCCATGACCTCTCAGAAGATCATAACGTACCTACGGCGTAACCTGGGTATTCGTCGGCATTATCATGGAAACCCAACTGGTGAAGCCCAACCTCCACAGTTGACGAAAGCGCAGTTGGATTCCGTTTTTGACGAAATGGAATTCCCAACCTTGGTCGCTTACGATACACAAGCCCGTACTGAGGATCGCGCATTGACTGGTGGCAAGTTGGCATTTACTACAGTTCGTATGGTGCCAGAGAATAGATTTATCCTGCTGCCTGATGGACCACTCGGTAACTATCTGTGGGCTAAGACCACAGAGGAAATGATTGCTGAGATCGAAGCCGAGCAGACCGGAGACATGGGCATTTACGTTTTCCGCGATGTGACTAAGAATCCGATCCGCATTCGTACTGCAGGTGTGGCTTTGAACTTCCCAGCGTTTGCTTGGGCAGACAGTGTTGTTTCCGCAACTGTAATTTAGGAGCTCCTTTTAGGGGCTTCTTTCTTTTTATCAACCTAGAAAGGGTGAATCAAGTGGATATTAAGCTCAAAGGCGTAGTTAAGAACGGCGGCAAATGGATGAAGCCGGGAGACATTATCCGTAAGGTAGCTGACGAGATTGCTGAAGATCTGATTACTCAGGGCTATGCCGAGGAAGTCGAGCCGTTGCCGGAGGATGATTCCGAGCTCCAGGCATTGCGGGATCGAGGAAAGGCGCTCGGTGTTGCCAATGCTGGACGTTTGGGTGAATCTAAGCTAAAGGAAGCTATCGCCGAGAAGGAATCTGACCTCCAGATGAAAGCTACTGAGCTTGGTATTGAGGGCACGGAAGATAAGACAGCTGAGGAATTGGTTGATGCCATCGCTGAAGCAGAGAAGAAGTAGGTGATGGAATATGGCTACTACCGAAGAAGTCAATCTTTGGATAGAAGAGAATGTTCTTGACACCCAAGCGTGGGACAAGAAACCTCTAAAGCAGCCATTGGCTGTAAAACAAGCGGAGCGTAACCTTGCCCGTTGGTATCCGACAGCAGTCCAGACTGTGGAGATTGTTGCTCTGCAAGCTATTTGGGAGATGGAAGGACTGGATCCGGCGCTCAAATATCAAAAACACGGAGTGAAATCGGTTGATGACCACGGTGAAGGGGTCACTTATAGCGGTATCCGTGATGTAGTCGCGCCGGACGTGCGGGAGCTGCTTGGAACGCCTGCGTTTGAAATTGTGCCTGATGACGATGACAGCACCGATCTGCAATACGGCGGGTGTCTTATATGAGCCTTTTCGGATATCCTGCGACCGTAATCCATTATCACCCCGGTGTCGATGATTGGGGGCGGCCTATCCCAGCTGATCCAGTTATCAAGGTTGCCAAGGTAGCCGAGGAGCAGAAGCTCGTTAAGAACGCAAAGGGCGAGGAGATTACGATCGCTTACACCGTTTATCTGGAGGGAATCAATGCTGTTGGCTTCGATGACTGGCTACTTTACACCGATGCAATTGGCACAGAGATCCGTATCGACGTGAAGCATTATGAGATTAGGAAGTATCTCGGTACCGATGATGTGAAAGAAGTGGTTCTTTATGGATAATGGCAATACTTTTTCGATCAATATCGAGGGACTGGATAAGATCATCGGAAGGTTAGATGATTTAGAAGGTGAGATCGATCGCAGATTGGAAGAGAAACTGACCAAGATTGCGCTGAAGATTATACACGATGCCAAACGACTTGCGCCTATTGATGAAGGGGATTTGGTAGGAGCTTTGGATATAGACGTGGTCAAGCATTTAATCGGGCTGGCGTATATCGATTTTGGGGCTACCGTTGATGTGAATTCCTATGCAGTAGTTCAGCACGAAGGATTCAGAAGGACAAAAAGCGGTGCAGTTGTTCAATTCCAACCTGGCGAAAAAACTCGCAGCAAAGGTGATTACAACGGATACTCTCCTGGTAAGAAGTTTTTGGAGAATGCTATTAAGATGAATGAGCAATGGATTATAGAGGAACTTTCTGGGCTTCTAGAAGGATGGTGATGCCGTGCTAGCATCTGAATTGATTGCTTACCTGACCGCAGCAGGCTATTCCGTGTATCCAGATCCTAATTTTATTCCTGCGGATCCCGTCGAGGCGAAACTTCCGACCTTGTACGTGATGGATTCCGGGGGATATCCTCCGGACAAATACGTTCCGACTCAGCGACCGACGTACCAGATCATCGTCAAAGGAAAGTCATATAAGACATCGCCTGCAAACATGGCAGCAACTGAGGCACTGGCGAAGAGATTAGGAAAGCTATTACATCGCAAGCCAAATTATATGATAGGTAGCACTTATGTCTTTGCAAGCACCGAGACTATGCATCCAATTTACTTAGGGTTGGACGAAAAGGACCATCCTATGTATTCAACTAATTTTGAATTTTATTCAAAGGAGGCAACAACGATATGAGTGATGTTAACCAAATATTTGCGGGTCCAGGAGAATTCATTTGGGGCGTAGATGAAGAAGGTGCTCCTGAGGTGGATGCTGTTACAATTGATTTGACGCAAGGTGGTATTAACTTTACAACCACCACTACCTATTTTGAGCCGACTACGGATCAAACGGGTACAGCGCCAGTAAAATCAATTGCTACAGGTACTACTGGAGCGATTAACTTTGAGACTCCGGATATGGATTTCGCCAAAGTAACTAAATATAATCCGCATGCACTAAAGGTAACTGATGCTACAACTCCGACCAAGATCAAATACCAGGTTACTGGTTTGGCGGGTAAGGAGCTGCCTCGTAAACGAGCAGTCATTAAGCCTGTGGGAGTTACCGATCCTTCACGCTTTATCTATATTGAAAGCGTGGGTATTAAGTTTGACATGAATGCTGGTTTCAAGCTAGACGACAACCTGAAGATGACTATCTCTGCTATTGCTTATCCATCATTGGAAGCAACGCCTAGAGGTCTTATCTATACATGGGGAGATATAACTGCCACGGCATAAATAATTAAACAGCACACGTAAGGAGAGGGCTTCATGCCTTCTCCTTTTTTCGTTATTCCGAGAAATGAGGGATGAATCATGTTTCCACTTACCAAAAAAGAGAAGCTAAAGCTCGGTAATAGAACCGTATCAATTCCGAAGCTTACCCGAAATCGTTTGAAGAAGCTGACAGAACACATTGGAACCATAGGCGATCTGTTTGTAAAAGTATTTCTGGCACCACAGGAAGACCGCTCGCTTTTTATTGTTGCGGGTTCAGAAATTATGATCGATGAAATTTATGAACTCACATCGCTGCTCAGCGATATCCAGATAGATGAATTAAGTGAGCAGGCCAGTCTTGCAGAATGCACTGAATATCTAAATTTAACATGGAAGAAAAATGATATGAACGCAGCCCTAAAAAACTTGAGCGGCCTGGTCCCTCCGATGATGCAGCAATTCGTTCAGTCAATCGCGCAGCGGATGAATCAGGCCGGAGCTTAACTCATGACGAATTTGTGATGCGGTGCTGCACGGTACTCGACAAGACACAATGGCAGATCGAGAACGAGTACTTCTTTGTAGATTTGCCGCAATTGCTTCTGTTGAAAGACCAGGCACATGCATCTAACGTAATCGAACAGCTTGAAATTGAATCATACCCACATATCACTGACAAAAAAGTTCGGGAGCAGATCATCAATCGCTATATTCAGGCACTGCCGAAGGCACCTGAAAAACCGAAAATGTCGGCAGAAGATCAATATCAAGCGCAGCTTGTGCGGATGAAGGGAGGAGGGTAATAGTGGCAGGGAATCTTGGAGAATTGAGAGCTACGTTAGTGGCTGATGCAAATAGCATCAAACAGGAGTTAAGGGCCGTTAAACAAGAGTTTTCTGGTCTTGGTGACCAAGGCACTAAAACAGCTTCAGATGTTAAAAAGATGGAGTCATCCTTTAACAGCATTGGCGCATCCAGTAAGCAAATCAAGCAACTCACGACAGTGTTGGATAATGTTAATGCAAAAATAGAAATTCAACAAAAGAAATTAGCTAGTCTCAAACAGTCTTATGACACAACTTTCGATAGTAGCCGAAGGAACAAACTCCAAGAGCAGATAGTAAATACAGAATCATCAATCTTGAGACTCACTGAAACATCTGATAAAACTGCTCAAAAAATATGGAACTTAGAGGATAGCGCTAAAAAAGCCGGAGAAGGTTTTCAACAACTCAGTAGTAAATCTTCGGAGGCTGCTGTCGGTTTCGGAAAATTGAGCAGCAAGCTATCGGAGTTGGGAGCTAGTTCAAAACATATTGAAGCTATTAAAAATGCGATAAATGAAGCTAATCCAGAAATTTTACAGGGACAGCTTGAAGATGTTCGTCATGAGTTGGAAGAGCTTGGCTTGAATACAGATGTAATTGACGAAATCATCGAAAAAATGAGTGAACTAGGTAGCGCCGCAACTTCAACAGAAATTGAGATCGAAGCAATGGGTGCTGCCTATCTTGCGTTGTCCATTGCAGCAGGAGCAGCGATAGCGAAAGCGATTAAAACAGCTGGAGACTTCGAACAAGCTATGCAAAATGTGCGCGCAATCAGCCAGGCTGTAGGATCTGAATTTGATGCATTAAGAGATCAGGCGCTTAAATTAGGTGCTCAAACCAAATTCACAGCATCTGAAGCTGCTGATGCGCAGGCTTTACTTGCTCAAGCTGGCTTTAAGACTAATGACATCTTGTCTTCTATGCCCGGTGTCCTTGCACTCGCTGCCGCTGGTAATACTGATTTAGCCCTTACGGCTGATATCGCTTCATCAGCACTTAATGGATTTGGAATGGCTGCTTCGGAGACTGCCCGGGTAGCGGATGTGTTAGCCAAGTCATCAATAGATACCAATGCGGATGTAACTGATCTTGGTATGGCTCTTAAGTATATCGCTCCAGTAGCAGCCGCAATGAATATTAGTCTTGAAGAGGCAGTTGCTGCTATCGGCGAATTATCGAATGCCGGTATCAAAGGAGAAATGGCAGGCACTCAACTTAGGGCTATGCTTTTGGCTTTGGCTTCTCCATCCAAGGAAGCAGCTGGGTATATGGAAAAGCTTGGCGTAAGCATTAAAGACAGTGCAGGAAATATCCTTCCATTATCAAATATCATAGGTCAACTTACGAGTGTTTGGGGACGTCTAACTGAAGCACAACAAGCAGATGTAGCTGCTACACTGGTCGGCAGAGAAGCAGCATCTGGATTTTTAACACTGATTGCACAGGGCGAAGGAACACTCATCGGTTATACAGAAGCCCTCCAAAACGCTGGCGGAACAGCTGAACAAGTAGCTGGAACCCAAATGGATTCATTAAACGGTTCAGCAGAACAGATGAAAGCAGCATTTGAAAGTGCGGGAATCATCGTTGGTGATATGTTTGTTCCAGCGATTCGGAAAGCGGTTGAAGAAGTAACGTCTCTGATGACTGGCTTCACGGAGTTAAGCCCAGGTGTTCAAAACTCAATTGTCGCGTTTTCTACGGTTACTCCTTTAGTACTAGGAGCAGTTACAGCCTTTTATGCTCTCAAAAAAGCGATAGATGCAGTAAAAGTTGCTGCTCTAGCGGCTAATGCTAGTATCCCTGTTATCGGCGCTGTCGCTCTTGCTATCGGCGCTGTATCAGCTGCCGCTGCTTTTCTTTACGGGAAATATAACGAGGCCAAGGAAGCTACAGAGAATTTCAAAGAAGCACAAGCCGCGCTTAATGACACATTGAGAGATAGTCCTATTAATCGTAGTGTTGACGAACTTGAAGAATTGCGTTCTAAGACAGAGGAACTCAACACTGTGCTTAACAAACGATCTTTATTGCAAAAGCGAATAAATGAGATCCAGTCCGCATGGGATACGGGAACAGGTACTCCTGAAATGATGTCAGAAGCCATGGAAATTAATCAGCAGTTAGGTGAGATTGACGAGAAGTTGAGAAGCATGGGTTTCGACGGTGTTGAGATTGCAACTCAAAAACTTAATGAAATGAATAAAGCGATCAAAGAATCTATCGGAGCTTTATTTGATGAACAGAAAGCTGAAGTTGCTGATCTAGCTGCAAAAAACCAGAAGGTCAAATCAATGGAAACGGCACTTGCAACTCTTAAAAGTCTATCATCTGCACAAAAGCTGGATCAGGCACAAAAACAACAGTTGGTTGATGTTACAAATGCACTTAAACGCGAATACCCAGGACTAAATGCTGTTCAGGAAGAAGATGGACGGATACGTGTTTTGAACATAGGTTTTATCGAAGATCAGATAACAGCAGATAGGGCTCTAACCACAGATGCTGCTAGAAACGCCCAAACAAGGATTGATAATCTTGCTGCTGAAGCCAAAGCACAGCGTGAATCTGTAGAAGCTCAAATCAAGAATTATGGTAAATTACTTGATGCTATGGCTTCTGTATCTGGTGCTAAGGCATCCACGTTTGCGGAATCGGTTAAACAGGGTGAGGAACGAATGAATGGGAAGACACCGTCTGTAATTGATATTGTAACGAATACAGCTAGAGCACAAAACGAAGCAGAGCTTACAAAACTAACAAATGAACAGCGTGCGATTGCTGAGAAACAAAGAGAAATCGAGAAGGCAGCGGCTTCCCTTTCATCGGGTGATTTTAGTCTTGGTGCTAATAACAAAGGAGCACCTATTGATCTTAGTACACCTGAAAAGGCGAAAAAAGAGAAGAAAGAGAAAACAACCAAAGGTAAAACTGCAGCTGAGCTTGCTGCTGAAGCACGAAAGGATGCTTATGAGACTGATCTGAAAACAATTCAGTTTCAAGCTGACTATTACGATCTCACTGCCGATAAACAGATTGAGAAGTACGAAGGGCTGCGGAAAAAGCATGCTGCTTTCCTCAAGGAATCTGTAGACGACGCTCGAACATTACAACTACAGCTAAAGCGACTGGGTGAGGATTCAGCTAAATCCCGTTACGATTTCTCGGCAACCTGGATAGATGCGGAGTCCAAGCGGATGGAGGACAGTGCTAAAACGGAACTCCAGATCGCTCAAATGAAGTTAGACTCTTGGACCCGTGTTCGTGATCGATACAAAAAGGATTCAGATGAATACAAGACAGCCGACGATAAAGTAAGGTCGTCTCGTAAGGAAGTTGCCACAGAGACGATAGCAGCAGAAAGAGATTTGTATGATAAACGAGCCAAAATGATCGAACAAGAGATTAGAAGACTTGAGTTAAACGGATCTTCAGAAGAAGAACTGACCAAGTATAAAATACAAGCTTGGACTGATCTTCGGGCAAAATACTCAACCGATTCTGAATTTTACGAGAAGGCGGATGAAGCACTGTATCAGGCAAGAAAAACACTTACAGATAAAACGCTAGATCTAACTAAAGAACTCGTCAAATCTGAAAAATCGCGGATCGAAGAAGCAAGGAAAAAAGATCTTGCTGCTATTGAAGAACGAAAAAAGGCTTTTGTATCAGCGCAGGAAGATAAGATCAAAGCGATCGATGACCTGTTGGCGAAGGAAGCTGAAGCGAATGAAGATGTGGATTTTGAGGAAGAGCTCGCTAAGAAGAATGCTCGTATTGAGTTACTGGCTTCTGCTGTAGGTAATGACGGTCGCCAAGAACGGAAAAAACTTATTGAGGAACGCGATAAATTCGTTCTTGATCATGAGCGGGACCTCCGGAAGCGAGAGCTGACTTCTCAGAAAGATGCCTTGCAAGATGAAAAAGAAGCTCAATTACAGGCTTATGAGGATGAGAAGGATGCGGCAGAACGGCAGTATGATGCTCTAGTTGATGCCTTCGAAAACCATTCCGAGGACATCAAGGAAATCGAGGCTGGAATCGCAGCATTTCGTGTTTCTTCTGCTGGTACAGCTAATTCTCAAATCCTCACGGATCTGGATGCTTTTATCACTCAGTACAATTCAAAGATGGCAGCTATTGCATCTACCAAAGCTGCTGCGCAAAAAGATATTGATCTTGCTGAATACAATGCTAATAAAGATCTCTATAATGTTGCTAAATCTACAGGGAATAAAACTGAAATGGCTAGACTGGGGGCACGGAACCAATCGCTTAGAGACCTCTATGGAATAACATCGGATACAGGAAAGCTTCAAAGTTTCGACGTGGGTGGAGTGGTTCCTGGTCCGATCGGTGCAGCCGTGCCGGCTATCGTACACGGTGGTGAAGGGATATTCAATCAGAGTCAGTTACGGGGACTGTTCCGGATACTAGATACACCTAGTCTTATCGGTGCTGCCTCAGGGATATCCAAGTCGGAGACACATATCGTGAATCATTTTGACATGAGCGTAAACGATGTGAAACTAGAGGATCGTCTCGATACTGAGACGGTATATACCGAGCGTGAGAAATCAGCCCGTCGACTTCAGACGATGGGAGTGAAGTCCGGATGAATGATGTATCCGTGAATGGTGTTTGGCTCTCATCTCTGGACATCATGCTGGTCAGCCGTGATATACCTCCCTTGCCAGAGACTGAGGAGAACACTATCAAGCTGGCTGGAAGAGATGGCGTTAAGAACTTTGGCAGTACCTATGCGGCCCGGCCAATTGGCTTGGGTCTATTTATTATGGGTGATGATTATTATGGCGCCGTAGCAAAGCTAGCTAGTGTATTTGATGTTAAGAACGGACCTTCGATAGTCATATTTGATGATATACCTGAAAAGAGGTTTGTTGCCGAGTATCGCGGTTCCATGGCTTTTGATACTTCGACCGGGAACCGGAAGATTGATATTCCCATGAAGATGGATGATCCGTGGATCGAGTCGATACAGGATACCGAGCTACGGGAATATGGAGAGGGCCTTTCCTACGGGGAAGGTTTCTTTTATATCTCGGATTCTTCATTCCCAATTACAGCGAGTGGTCAGACGTTCACTGTTAATAATTTGGGATCGACAGAGGCTTACCCGCTGATCCGTATATCTGGTACATTTACCAACCTTTCAATGAGTGACGGCAGCCAGACCTTGACCATCACCGGCAGCACTGGAGTTAACGATGTCTTTGAGTTAGACAGTGACCTGGATAAATGCTCGGTGCGGCTTAATGGGGTGAACGCTTGGTCCCGAAGCAATGGCGTGTTCTTCGTTCTTAAACCGGCGGAGACAACATTCACCGTGATGGCGACAAGCCCGAATATCACTGTTGAAGTTATCTATCGTTATAAATACCTCTTTTAGAAAGGAGCATACGGATATGATTTTTAATCGACGAACCATTACCAAGCTCCTCGACCTTGTGAACCTACAGCGACACAATGACAATTACGCTGATATCCAGGCGGATTTAAACAATCATGAAGGAAGGATCACTGGAGCACAAAGCGATATCACAGAACACAAAGAATCTACGCAAGCTCACTCAGCAGAGCATGTGACCTATGAAGGTGCAGTTACTGGAGCCAGCAATATCAAACAGGCTATAGATTCTCAGAACTCTCGTATAAATAATCTTATTATTAATGCAGGTGATAGCGGACCGGAAGCGAGGGATGCTAGAGTGAGCGCTTCAAGCGGGGTAACTTACCCAACATTGAAGGCTCGACTCGATGGTGAAATGTCTAATTTAATAAACTACTTGAATTACATGCCTATCAATGGAGGATCGTTTGACGGAGATGATCCAACAGGACCAGTTATTGATGGTGGAACATACTAAAGGAGGGCATGTTGATGCCAGTAATTAAAATAAAACGTGGACTCGCTGCAAATGTACCAGCGTTGACACTGGAAGCGGGGGAATTGGCACTCGCAACGGATACAGGTAAGGTTTACGTAGGTACAGGCAGCGGAGATAAGGTCATGGTGAATCCTGACCAAGCGGCCGCAGAAACAGCTGTTAAGCTAAAAACGGCTCGTACCATTGCGCTGGCAGGAGATGCTACCGGATCCACACCATTTGATGGATCAGCCAACGCTACTATTACTGTGGTTCTCCCCAATCTTGCTACGGCAGGCACTTACACCAAATTAACGATTAACGCAAAGGGACAGGTTATTAGCGCCACACAAATAACAGCTGCTGATATCCCGATGCTGACATTATCTAAGATCAGTGATGCAGGCACAGCAGCTAGTAAAAATACGGGTACAGCAGCTGGAAACGTTCCACTGATCGGAGCCAATGGTAAGTTGGACGATAGCATCTTGCCCGCACTAGCGATATCGGATACTTTTGTCGTCGCTTCACAAGCTGCTATGCTAGCTTTGACGGCTGAGGTTGGAGATATTGCAGTTCGGACAGATCTAAATAAAACGTTTATTCTCCGGTTATCTGGTGCTTCTACGCTTGCTAATTGGCAGGAAATCCTTGCACCTACTGCGGCAGTGTCCAGTGTGGCTGGTAAGACCGGAGTTGTTACACTGTCTGCGTCGGATGTAGGCTTGGGTAATGTGACTAATGAGAGTAAAGCAACAATGTTTACTAACCCTTCGTTCACTAATCCAGTAGTGACCACTCAAGCCACTTCGGATAACAGTACTAAGGCGGCTTCAACTGCATTTGTTAAAGCTCAGGGATATCTAACCGCATCCGACACCATTGACGGCGGCACATTTTAGGAGGTGCATTATGGCAAATAAAATACAGTTCAGACGCGGGTTAAAATCCGCTTTACCGACACTTTCCGTGGGGGAGCCGGCGATTACCACAGATACGGGTGAGGTATACGTGGGACACGCAGGAGGCAACGTTGGACTTGCAACTGCTTCGCAGCTGGCGGAAAAAGCGAATCAAACTAGCCTCAATGCAACGAACACAAAAGTTGGATTCATCCGCAATGTAAAAGAATTTGGCGCAGTGGGTAATGGATCTGTGGATGATACAGTTTCCTTCCAGACCGCTATTAATAGCTTGGGAACACGAGGCGGAAAGCTATATGTGCCAGCTGGTAATTATCGATTATCGGATATGCTAGACATCACTAACTCAATCACGATAATCGGGGATGGTTGGTCTATGCGAGATGGCACAACCATATTATCATTTTACATGGATGGGAAACCTATCACACGACCTGCTATTAAGATACACAAAACTGAATGCGTACATCTTGAGGGTTTATACGTTCTTAACAATGGCGTTGAACTACGTGATGGGATATCTATAGATGGTGGTAACGGTGGCGCGAACAATGAAATGAACAGTTTTGTGTCATGTGAAAAAGTGATATCGAATAAATTTAAAAACAACTTTTTTGTATCCCATACTTGGCTGGTATCGTTTAGGGATTGTTACGCAGGTCACGGAACGTTTGGGTGGTATTGTGCAGGTGGCACAATCACTACACTATTATTTGATCATTGTTATACCGCCAGTCAATCCGCGAGAGCTTACTACATCAATGGTGCTTATTACACGACTTTCATTAGTTGTGCTACGGATTATGCTCCGATAGGTTACAAATTTTCTAACGCGGAAAATGTAGTAATGATTGGTTGTGCTGCAGAAAGTTGCATTGATACAGCTATAGATACAGATAATTCAACTGTAGTTATTGATGGGTTCGTATCGGTAGGAAACGGAACAGGCCAAAACGGAAATTATGCAACGATGTTAAACGCCGTATCTTCGCGCATTTCCGCAAGGGGATTTAGCGAGATTACCTTAGCTGATCCCAATGTGAAGATCGCATCTGTTTCTTTGGGGAATGACGTTACCGGTGAATATGTATCCTCTGGCAAAGAGTTATTAGGAATATACTACCCTAAGAACGGTAAATTCCTTTTCAATGGACAAACATACACGACAGGCGTACCAACTACAACTGGATGGAAAACAACGGACATGGGTAAAGTGGTATATGAGTCCGCACCAGTTCAGGCGGGAAATGCCGGGAGCAAGTATGTGACATTCGGATATCAACGATTAACATCAGGAAATGGCAATGAACTTGGGATTGACTGGCTTGCGTTGAGAGCATTGACTGGTCAATAAAAATTGTTGTTTTTACCTTTGACTGAATGTATGATATTTTCATACACAGTAAAGGGGTTGTAGAAGTGAGTTGGCTACTGTTGGTTTTTGGAATTATCAGTTACTTTTATGTGATTTTTAATGTGGACATTATTTTTTTAACACCCATATTAGGAATGGCGTTGCTCTGTTTTAATGCTTTATTAGTTACTCACATAGCAACAAAAGAAAAGCATACATTACTTGGCCTGTTAAATCCATTCTTGAGTCGGAGCATGCGATTTAAAAATGTAATTAGACTCCCTAACATTTATCGAATTGGCATACTCTTCATACTGGCAATTTCGTTGGTCTTACGTCTTGGTGTAGTTGATTTGGATAGGGATTTAGTGCCTGGGAGCGATGAATACGTATATCACTATGGGGCTGAAAACCTCCTGAAACATGGGGTTTTGGCGTTTGATAGAGAGGGAACTATGTTTAGTGGTATCCAGGAGATAGTACCCACCACGGCATTATCCCCTGGATACCCGGTTTATATTGCAATAATATATTTTCTTTTTGGTCACTCGACTAAAGCGGTATTATTATCACAATTAGTTTTGAGTGTCGTTTCATTGATCTTAATGTTCAAAATTCTAGAATTGTTAAGAATGAAGAAGCCATATGTGCTAATATCACTTGCTTTGGCAGCGATTTATCCAGGGTTAATATACAATATTGATCGCATGCTCACAGAGCAATTGTTTATGACTTTGCTTTTGGCATTTACTTATTTTTTCTTAAAGAGCCTTCAGAATAATAATATCTATTTACTTGGGTTATCCGCAGCCATTTTGACTTGTGCTACTCACATCAGGGCTTTGGCCTTACCGTTTGCAGCCCTTGCAATATTATTTTTATTGGTATATGGCAGGAGGGACAAGAAAAGTATTATACGAAATATAGTTGTATTTATTGGGATCATTATATTATTTATGCTCCCGTGGTGGATTCGTAACTGGATAACGTTTGACAAATTTATTTTGTTTTCGGACGCAGGGTACAGTCCTAAGGTTTGGGGAGCAGTGCCATACTTTATTGATATGACAGCTACTAATAATCAGTCTTTAGAGAATGTTTTGAAAAGTAACCTAACGCCAAACCCTGCAGTTTACTACAAATGGAGAATTTTTGGATTCTTTCAATACATGTGGGGTGATCTTTGGGACGAGCGCCTAGTGCATCCGTTCAAGTATTTTAGGCCGCTTATAGCATTGCAACAGTTAATAATTGTTCCTTGTGTTATCGCCATTCCTTTTCTGTTGAAAAAATGTCGAAAAGAAGTTCTATTTTTATCATGCTTTCCTATAGCATTTACATTGATGAACATGCCGTTTCATGGGCTACCCAGATATGTCTATCCATCAATACCATTTGTGATAATACTTGTAGGGGTTTTATTGGAAAGGGTTGTCGATCTTTTTAAGAAAAGAGAAGTCTTAACCTCAAATGAATTTTTATTTAAGTGGCAAGGTTTACTTGAACGTTGTTTCCGTTATGGATTTATGGTAATTGCTTCTGCGTTTGCGATCATATTATTCTACAGCGTTTATTTCTTTGCTTATAATATCAATACGGAAATGTCAGAGTATCGCTTAGGCAGATATCTTGGAACATCGGTCGAATCAGTGAAGTCTTCTGAACCGGTATCAAGCAAATTTTATGGTGCGGAAGAAGTGCTAGTCGAAAATAGCGTTTCTTTGACGAAGGATACTTTTAAAAACATCCCTCAAGCGCCGTCCATCATCAAAGTTCATGACGAATTATTGAATGATGACAGAATTGTGACAGAGGTTGATTTAAACATTCAAGGCGGTTATATCCACGATTATATGACTATTTACTGGACTGGTAAAAACACAAAGGAAATATCAGAAAACACCGTCTATAAGTTTCCAATTAACCGTTTTGAGAAATCTCAGAAGATCTACATTGATGATGACGTTAATTTTTTGATGATTGTTCCAGCAGTATTTAGAGGTGGTAGTTTTACAATAGATTCGGTACAAATACAAAAGTATAAAGTGCAGTAGGATCATACTGTTCACTACTGAACAACCGAAAATGGACATGAAAAAAGAGCTGCCGGATCATTCCGAAGGCTCTTTTTTGTTCCATTAAAGTTTTCAATTTCCCTATAGGAATTATATCCCATATATCGTATTATTGTTCCATATGATTATTGGGGGAGATCAAACAATGTGGCATGCTCAAAGAAAAGTTATAGCTGGGATATTGAGCTTCATATTCCTTGGATTAGTTGTGTATGGTGGAATGACCAAAGTCTATGTGCCAGAAGGAACTAAGTTAGAAGTAAAGGTATTAGATACAGATTTTGTTCAGGAATTTCCACACATGTTCACCAAAGTTGATAGTGGTTTAACGATGACTGAGGGGATTCAAAACGGATTATCTATAACGGGAAGAACTATATGGGCTGGAATGAAAAGTACCTGGGCAGATTATTCGAATGGATTTCCAGATGGGTTATTTAAAAAGATTCTATGGCTAATTTTTGGTATACCAATTGAGGCAATTAAGTATTTCTTTGTTTATTTAGTGATGTTTTTCATGTTTATTTATAAGTTATTTCCTTTGGGTGACGCTGGATATAAACTCTCTTTAATATTATCTTCTTTGATTCCACCTTTGATGGCTGTATTAGTATCAATAATCCAGCCAGAAGATGACTCTCCAAGCCATGATAAATCAGAAACGACTGCGCAGAATTGAGCGCAGTTTTTTATTTATGAAAGGAGCCTACAACATGCAAAAGCACCTTAAATCCTTTGACCGTAACCGTTCCCCAACTGGCTTACTAGTCCAGTGCACCGACGTTCAACGCCGACGTCGACTTAATAGCGATTATGAAATCTCCTTCACTGTTCCGATGACGAGCGATGACTACAAAGAAAAGATCATACCTAAAGGCCACGTTCAAGACGAGCGTGGCCAATTTTATGTCGTTCAATCACGCGCCCGGGATCGTAACAACAAGATAATCAGCGCTCAAGTTCTCTGCACACATATCATGTTTAAGATGATCGACTTCAAGATTCCGTATGATCAATATATCGATGAGGCGTATGGTGTTCATATTAGTGAGTTGTTAGATAAGATTAGCGCCGCAACTGGTTATGTGTACACCTTTGTTCTGCACAATACTTTCGATCTCCGAGACGTAAAAGACTGGGGAGCGACCACGGCACTGGCAGCATTGCAGGAGGCTGTCAATCTTTATGGTTGTGAGATTGAACCGGATAATACTGTGATTCACCTATACAAGCGTATTGGCAGCGATGATGGCTTTGAGTACCGGATCCGTAAGAATATCATCAGTGATAGTTTCAAGGATGATAATTCGAATCTGACAACTCGGATGTTCTCGCAGATGAAGGACGGTCGGACATTCATTGGTATATCTGCTGACTTCCTGACCACCGAAGAGCGCAGTCTTCTGCAGTCCGTTCCTGATGCAATCGTAGACAACAAACTGGCTGTCAATTACCTGATCTCACCTTATGCTCAATACTGGACCAATAACGTCAACATCTTTTATGACGGAGAAATGATCGATCAAAACATTGAAGATCCAGAAGAGTTGCTAATAGCCACTCGGGAGGTTCTACGAAAGAAGGAGATGCCAGAGTTTGAGATCGGTGTTAGTGCGGCAGATATCTATAAGATTGATCCAGATGAGCAACAACCGAGATTAGGAGATACGGTTTATGCTTATGACCCTGATATAGAGTTACAGAGAGTGAGCTGCCGGGTGGTGGAACTTACAGAATATCCTTTCTCCATGGATAAACATAGCCAGGCTACTCTCTCCAATTATCAGATGCGGGATGATACGCAGGTGTTGGCAGATCTCGAGCGGAGCAAACAGATTCTAAATGATCTGTTATCCGGAGGTCGGGTTCGTGCTTCGGCTTTCGAGGAATTTGCGAAACAGGCTGTTATCGACATCAACGCATCTAAGACAGAGATTAAGTATGACGGTAGAGGGATAGTACTTCAGTCTACTGTTAATGCTCTCGATCAAGTCATTATGACATCAAACGGAATCATTGTTACTCGAGACGGCGGCGCTACGGCTATGACGGCAATAACCGCAAATGGAGTTTCAGCTCCGGCTGTTGTTGGGATTCTTGGTAACTTTGTAGAGATGAAGATCGGTGAGGGAGAGAACGTTACTCAGATCAATCTTAACGGGATAGCTGCGGGGCGTTCGGATTTTCATTCAGCACCATTCCGTGTTTACATGAACGGTGATGTAGTGGCGAGGTCGATAACACTGACTGGCTTGATCGAGGCTTCTTCGGTATATGAGACAGACTTTTACGCTGGGACCATAACGGGGGCGAAGATCCGGACAGCTGCACCTGGTATTTATCCGCGAGTGGAGATCGATCCTTCATCTATAGCATTTGGAGTTTACTCTGATCCGAACAGTGGAATATTGATTCCGGCTTATGATGGCGGTGTAAGTAAAATCAGGTTCCTAGCAAATGGAAATGAGTCAGCAATTTTCAATTCGCCTACATCCGGATTTATCTTTCAAGGATTTGGTGATGCAACTATCTCTGGATCAAATGTTCGATTGAATCCGTCAAGCGGATACATTAGGATTCCATCATGGGGAGCGCTTTACTCTAATTCAGATAGTTTGACTTTACAAAATGTACTCGATTCTATTAATAGTTCTATCGTTGCATTGTGGAATGCGTTGAACTGAAAAACCAGCATATCGCATTCTCTCACCGTTAATCTTGGATCTCATAATCACGGAATTGCTGGTGCAGTTAACTGGGGAGGTTCATTCTCAGTTTCTTAAAAATATCCTACCATGTCGTTGACCTCTTGGATATACTTGGTATATTACAAAAATGGGAGGTCAGATATTGAATAAGAAGATTATAATCATCACGACCGCTGCACTTATGCTTGGTGGCTCAGTCGGTTTTGCAGCTGCAAGCTCACCGTTAATTGGTGCTAAGGTGCAAGGATTATTTACAGTTCAGAAGGTGGATGGAACGAAGATTGGTGATGCGGTCATTATCAACGGTTCTGCATATGCGCCAGTTCGTGCCATTTCAGAGGCGACTGGAACAGGACTGAAGGTGGAAGGGAAAAAAATAATCATGGAAAGTACTACGGAAACAACACCATCGATTGGTGAGTCAACAAGGGCGGAAGCAGTAGACTTAGATACGAAAAAGGCGAGTATTGAGGCGGAAATAGCAAAAAAGAAGGCAAACATCGCAGATCTAGAAACAAATGTGATTCCTCCATTGGAAGCTCTTGCGAAGGAACTGAAGAACAACGGGACACTAGGGAAACAAAATCAACAAATGGCCGATGACTATAAAATACTGGTCGAAAAACGTAAGACTGAACTCGCTGATCTTCAAAAGCAACTTGCTCAGATTGCTGAGTTGCAGAAATAGAAATGAATAGAAAAATAAATTGTCTGCTGCTAGTCGTTATTCTATTGTCAGGGTGCTCATCTAATAATGAACTTGCTGAGCCAAGCCCGTCTCCTTCGCCTGTTGTAACGGCGTCTCCAAGCCTGGACAACTTATATAATGAGGCCAAGAAATATTATGAGTCTGGAGATTACAAAAGTCTTCTAACTGCTGGGGATACTTTGAACAGTCATTATCCAGAAGATCCAAAGACCAAGGAAGTCTTAACCTGGACAACTGAATTGTATAAGGAGACTAGCAGTGAATTGGGGGATGTATCATCTTCGCCGTCTCCAGATGAAGTTGAGCCAACCAAGTCTCCAGAAGAGATTAAACAAGCGTTGTCCGGTCTGAGAGAGCGCAAGGATGAAGTACGTGAGATCTCATTCTTCTACGCTCAGTCGACTTCCGAGTTCGTAGATGAGAACGATGTGTATGTATATTTCTCGAAATCCAAGGATGGCGTTATCTCGAATCCGCGCTTTAAAATCCAATATGCTGGGGATGATTGGGTTTTCATTGATAAGTACACCATTAATGCTGATGGCGAGATTTTCGAGATCACTCCTGAATACTCAGAAGTCGTAAGAGACAACAACAGCAATGGGGTTTGGGAGTATTACGAAACGTACATTGATAAAGATACCATCGATATGGTTCGGAAAATCGCAAATGCTGAGAAGGTCATTATTAGATCTTCAGGGGAAAGCCGTCACTATGATATGACACTTACTAAACAACAGAAACAAGCAATGCAGAAAGTGCTGAAGGCCTATGAAGATGCAGGTGGATTGACCATAATTTTCGACATTGATCTTTAATTAATGGAGGGCTTTTGTGAAGAAACCTATTGTTTGGGTAGCTGCAGTTCTGCTGCTACTTTTCGCCTTCAGTGTCTTAATTTATCCAACTCCCTACCGATACTTAGAGTTTGAATATGACAACAACGGCGGTAGGGTCCCGGTCAGATTGAATGTGATCACTGGGAAAACTGAAACATTCACTCCTATGTTTGGCTGGACAACAATAAGAAACCAAGAACAGTGAGTCCTCAGAAGAGGGCTCTTTATTTATTCCCTAGAAAGGAGATGATCCTTGTGAAAATAACAAATATCGGCGTATCCATCGATCTCACTCAGCCAGTGCAGGAAGTGGTAGATATTATTTCCATCGTTTTAAATCACCATCCTAGCCGACACCAAGAGATCCTTGAGGCTATTGATATAAAGGTCTGCGAAGCGCTGGCAGATCTCCAAAGGCTCAAAGAACCACCGCCACAAGAGACTGAGGATAAAACAGAAGAAGCTGTAATGTAGAAGACACGCCCGACATGGAGCGTGTTTTTTTATGCCCTCGGAACTGATTCGAGGTTGATTGGTATCCTAAACAGAGAGAGAAGGGAGCGGGGGAATGAATAGTAACGATGTATCGAACTTAGAAAAGCTGTTACCGCTAGCAGACAAATACGGCCTTGCTTATCTGGTTGCGCTTGTACTGCTGTTTTTTGTGATCTTACAGTGGAGGGCAGTAATGAAAGGCGATCTAGTCCCGCGAGAACTGTTAGATCGCGCTGAAGAGGACCGCGACCGATTACAGGCAATTCTGGATAAAGAACGAGCCGACTTTATGGCTCCGACACTAGAGGTGCTACAAAGACTGAAAATAGATCATGCTGCTGCCAGCGGTAATGACCAGGATAGGGGAGGATAACGTGTTGAGTAAATTAATCAAACGATTCTCCTGGCATAAAAAGAAAGAGAAAGAGATGGAAACCGCATCTCGCCGGGTGGCACTGACGATTCTTCGTTATAAAGAGTCGTCAAAAGAAATACAGGAAGAGATCGAACGAAATCGATTTGCTCGATACCTGGTTTACGATAAGGGGGATCACCATGGGATTCATTGATGTTTTATTGCTGCTGCTTTATGTCATTGCCATTGGGTCGGCGATTTACATCTTGTTCAAGCACAGATCATATTTTTACGATAGGTTTCAAAAAGGCGTCGTCAGTGTCTTCATGCTGACGATGCTTTTTTTCTTGGGTGCTTACACCTTTAAAATGATGATCACCTTGTTAATTCGGGCATCTGTTGTGTTTGGATTCTCCAGTCCTGAATTATCTGAGTGGCTACTGCAAGGCTGGACTATTGCACAGATTGGGACAACTGGTGGACTGATCTCTTTGGCATGGTTGACACACTCTGGACGCTACGATCAGTTTGTGCAGTTGCGGAAGATTTATAAAAAGGGAGACGATGAAGAATATGATCAAAAATAAATATTCAATTGAGCGACGTTACATCAACAAGCGACAGAACGTTCGGCCCGGCACCCGGCTTGTATCGGGGACACCGGGCTTTTTAGTTGCCCATGATACCGGGAATCCCGGAGCCACAGCGGATAATCACTTCAATTATTTCCAGACTCTTATTAACCGTTCAGCCTCCGCACAGGTATTCATCGACGATAAGAAGATTTTGGAGATTATCCCAACGGGGACTGGATCCGATCCAGCTGAGCGTGCATGGCATGTCCTATATAACCTAACCACTGATAATAAGCTTTACGGGGATGATGCTAATGACATCGCTCTAGGAGTGGAGTTGTGCTATGGAGGCAAGATCAATACCCTTGATGCGTATAAGCGTTTCGTCTGGTATCTGGCCTATTGCTGTGATATGTGGAAGCTTAACCCGCTGACTCATATCCCAAGCCATAAACAGTTGGACCCAACCCGCAAGAGTGACGTTGACCAAGCTCTGAAGACTATCGGAAAGACACTCAAGGATCTGCTCTATGATGTGGTAAGAGAAATGCAGGAAGAACCGGCTATGATTGTGGCACCTACCGCAGTGCAGTTACCGTCCAATGTAGCCCAGGCTCTCATCGATGATTACGTATCCCCAGCATGGTTTGTGGCTCGGAAGGATGGAGACTCAGTAGGCACTTTGCATCTACACAATCTCGCTAATAACCTGCGTCTGGCTGCTCGCATCCCATTGCAACCAGGATCAGCAGCGCCATTCACGCAGCTGCCGAAGAGCAACGTCCAGGAACTTGTGTTTCGTTGGTTGTCACCGGGCTGGATGGCAGCAAAGGTTAAAGGAGATAAGACAGCGATGTCGTTCTACAATAATACGGCGAATCACCTGCGGGCAGCTGCTGGTATGCCGAAAGAATAGGAGAGATTTAAATGCAACCAATTATTGACCAAGCTCAACCGTATATTACTGCCGTTGCATTGGCTATTGTTGGTGTAGTGGCTACTGTAATTTTGCGAGCAGTAGCGTTGCTACAACAGAAGGCAAATTCATGGTTTGACGCAAAGCTATCTGTATCTCAGCGGGAACTGTTGCATAAAATTGCCTCAGAGGGTTTTGCCTTTGCTCAGACCGTTTACAAGGATCTGGGTGGAGAAGAGAAGCTGCAGCAGGCGCTCCTTTATTCCTCAGATCATTTGGCAGCCAAAGGGATAAAGGTATCCACTGAGGAAATCCGCGCAGCAGTTGAGGATGCTTACCTGAAGTACAAAGCGACGGTGTTAACCAAGCAATAATTCATATGCCCACTGGCTTCGGCTGGTGGGCATTTTTTATTTGAATAATATTACAAATATGTTGTATAGTTAACTCTATCAAAAGAAAAGAGGGTCAATTGTTGAAAGTATACCTACCTGAAAAGATGAACAGAGCTACGATGTACAATTTCATTAACGAAATTATCGATGATGACAGACAACCGAAGGCTGATTCATTTGAGTTTATGTTCAATACCTTGAAGTTTATTGAACCTGTTGGTGTGACCGTTCTTAGTAATATAACCGAGTGGTTGATCGACAAAGGAATAGATCTGGAATATACATATCCCAAAATAAACTATTTTGAAAAAATTAACTCAATGTGTTATTTGGATGACTCCCTTTATTTCGAAAGATACTTGAATGAAAAAATAAGACCCAACGCTGAACCGCGTCCAACAACGATTCCCCTAACTTTGGTGACGATAAATGAGAGTTACCAATGGTTTCAGAAAGTGATATTCTGGATGTCCGGGAAATTGGGCATTACCACTGAATCCCTTGCTGATTATAAAATGTGTTTTCAAGAAATTTTCAACAACATTAATGATCATTCTACGGAGCACATTGGCTGTGCTTTTATTCAGCATTACCCCAAAGAAAATAAAATATGCATTGCAATTTCTGATTTTGGTGTAGGAATACCATACAACTTACAAAAACTTCATCCATCATTGAATGACGCACAAGCAATAAAAGAAGCAGTGAAACAAGGAATTTCAACAAAAAGTACACCGAGAAATAGAGGGGCCGGGTTAGATACATTAATACATAATGTTGTACTGAATAACATGGGCAGTGTTTACATACACTCTAACTATGGTATATTAGAGTGTAAATACAAAAACGAAGGTATTCAGATGAGTAGCCGATTAAAGCGAGTGTTTTATCCGGGAACACTCATCGAAATTAACTTGCGAACAGATACAATTGAGAATATCTTGAATGACAGGGAGGATTTCGCATGGGACTAATTAAAGTTCTTGATCATGTAGCTCATTGCTACACGAATGCTGACGGAGACAAAATCAGACATCTGATCACCGACGAAATTCAGAAAAACAACAAAGTTGCACTTTCATTTGATGGAGTTGATAGCGTTTCGTCATCGTTTCTGAACTCAGCATTAATTGATCTTCTTGATGTCTACAATTTTGAACAAATCAAAAGAAACATTATTTTTGTGGATTCATCTAAGGCCATAAATGATGCAATCAAACGCCGATTTACTTTTGAAGTAAATGAAAAAAAAAAGCCCCTTGGGGTTTAGAATGATTTCCATAATTTGATTTCAGAACATTGCCATACAGGCAATGTTCTTTTTGTTTCCGAATACATGAATCATTCTTTCGTTTCTCCTTCAATCCGTAATCTGATGACTCGTGAAATACTCTCCACCTCAATTAAAGGAACCCACACTGGTCCGTCAATTGAATTAATCTTTATTCTCTCTGGATCTACTGACACCTCAACAGTTCCCTTTATCTTTTCCCCATTCATGAGCCATACTACAATCATTTCCTCTCTAACAGCCGCAACCTTCAAACTTTGCTTTAGTTTTTTGTCCATAACCACACCCCGGTATTTTTTATCATTATAAATTAATATTTGATTAGAAACGATATATACATTATTTCCCATTGATTAACGAACGCATGTTTGGTTATAATACAAACAAACGTTCTTATTTTTGGAGGCGATCACATGAAAATAAGCATCGGCCAGACGGTAGAAATCGTATATGAAGATAAATCTGGTAAGATCACTCAGCGTAAAATCGAGGTTCTTGGAATCCGTGATGGTCGGATTCGAGCCACTTGTCTTTCAACACGTGCCCCCAGAGTCTTTTTAGTCTCCAACATCCTTGCTTGGCAACCTGTGAAGGAACAGCGTTATGCTTAGCGACACAGCGCGCAAACTGCTGATGATCATGCGGCATTCGTCAGTGCACCACGGCTATATGCCAACAATGGAACAACTAGAAAATAAGAGCGGTCGGACTTCAAACAAAATAAGGGCTGGTCTTCAAGAGTTAGCCGATGGGTCATACATTCAGTGGCAAAGTGGAAAGCAGCCAGAAACCGCCTTAGTATTGGAAGGATGGGAACGAATTAAGGATCAGCCAGCAGTAATATCATGGGGAATAGATGGAGGCAATATAGATTATTGGACAGATTATTAGGAGGGTAGTCATCATGGTGAAAAAACTAGAAAGCATTTGGGACTGTAGCAGAATGATGCTACCCGAGCACAAAATACGCATCATCAGTGATGAAAGAGCACAGAGCCTGCGCAGTAAGCCAATACTCGATGCGCAAGAGTGGGAACTGATTATCATTTGTTTACTTATTCCAAGAGATACAATGAGCAGATCACAATAACTCTGTTTGAGCCAGGGCAGGATATTAATGTAAGAGGTGTTGTGTTAGCTGTTGATCGACAACTGCGACAGATCAAGTTCAAAATGGAAAATGATTATAATTGGATTAAGATCGACAATGTAATTCGGGTCACTACATAATTAAAACCCCATCAGCGATTATGCTGATGGGGTTTCTTCGTCTTCTATGTATTCTATCAAATCTCCAGTACCCACATTTAAATACCTACAGAGCTTATCTAACGTTTCCATATCCACACGCTTAGATATATTGTGATATAACCCAGACACCGTATTAATAGCAAGCCCCGTTTCTCTGGCAACTCCTCGTATAGACTTTCCTTGCAAATCCATGATACTCCGAACGTGATTCTTAATCATGGACACGCCTCCCTTTCCAAAAGTATACAGTAGCAAAATAAATGTATCAACTAGCTCATACGTGTATCAACATCCTGATACATCATGCATATATTGTATCAGGAAGCTAATACAGGGAGTGATTCATATGTTATCAGTACATTTGCGATTGGCAGAGATCTTTCATATTAATCTGAATGGACCTCTCACACTCGAAGAAGCTAAGGAGCTGCAGCACTGCTTACGGGAGAACGCTAGGTATTGTTGGGACTGTCTGATGATCGATAATCAATCCAGACTGGCGAGCAGTACGAATGATCATGAGTGGCAATTGGATCTTCAACGTAAGCTGGAGGTGCTCCGGTTGACGGGACGGGTTCCAAAGAATTAA